AGTTGGTTCCCCAGGATTTGGTTTAAAAACCTCACTAGGAAAAGTTCCTTTCGGTGGTATTCCAAAGTCTACATCTTCTCAAACAATTGATCCACCTAGCGGACTAATCCTTGCCAACGGTGGTTTTGTTACTAAATCTCTTTCAAACCTTGGCGTACCGATGTTTGAAAATGGAATTAATATGGTTCCTGCAAATATGCTTGCGATGCTTCATAAAGATGAAGCAGTTATCCCAGCTAACATGAATCCATTTAATCCAAATGCTACGGCGGCAGCAACAGGATCAGTATATAATATAAATGTAGAATTAAATGGAACAAACGTGACAGCAAAAGATGTTGCACTAGAAATACGTAATGAGATGAGATTAAAAGAAATGGCAGCTGGAGTAAATAGAAAGGTTGGGTCATAATGAGTTTTCAAAATTTAAGTAAAGGCTCAATTTTATACATAGAGGCACTAGACCCATTTGCAATTGATACAGCAAACAACTCATTTGATTACAAAGGAGCGTCTGTTGTTGCACCAGGTAATTCATATACATCATCTGTAGCAACTAGAAACAACTTGTCCTACAGCTCTAAAAATCAATTAAGATTTAGAAGAGTTACTGAGCATAATAGACAGCCAATCTCAATAGATACAAACAGAATTGAGCAATCGTCTAGAATGTCAAATGGCACACTCAGAAAATATTTTGTTGCTGATAAACTTACCATAAATATTTCATGGGAAATGCTACCTTCTTTTAGAAATGAAACAGTTGACGGTGCCTGGGGCGCAGAAGATTTAAAAAACTTTTATGAAAGTTCTGCTGGTAGACTACCTTTTAGAATTAAATTAAACCCAACAGTTTTTAGTACAGATTTAATTGAGCAATCTGATGGAGCCTTATCAGATGACTATACTTACACAGTAATGTTTACATCTTGCAGTTTTTCAGTTATTAAAAGAGGACTACAAACATTTTGGAGTGTTGACATATCTTTGGAGCAGGTATGATAACTGTATCAAATGAAACTAAAGATTTAATTAAAAAAGGATATTCGCTATCAACTTCAGCTGGAGCTACAATTGAATACAATCTTAACTCTATGGTTGAATATATAAAAGCAACATCATCTGCTTTAACAAACCCGTTTGGTCCTGCTTTTAAAAAGCTATTTCCAATAGATACTATTTATAAGCCATTTAGACCACTATCTCCAGGAATTAAATATCTAGTTCATACAAATAATAACACAGACACCCCCGTTGATTCTTTTGAAAGACCAAGGGATTTAGATATTGGAACAAGGCCAAGGCTTTATTATCCTGGACCAGATATGGTTTATAAATATTGGTTAGCGCCTAAAAACACTAATATAGATATTTCTTTAGAGTATTTTTCAGATGAAGCAAAGACTACTGCAAAATTAGTTCCCGCCAATAAGATTGTTGCCAGATTTGAAACTAGCCACGACACACCCACATCATGGACAATAACTGGAGTTAAGCAAGATAACACAACCATAACGGTATCTGGCACAACTCTCACCCAAAAAGAAGCGCCAGATTATAAAGGCGGGGAAGCAATAATATATTATGATGGAACTACATGGTCAACTGCAGAACCTACTACATATACAACAACTCAATACTTTAAAAAGATATCTTTAGCTGCAGTTAATTCAAATACAGGAAAGTTTTTGGGAGTAATTGAGTTAAGTCCAAGATGGGTTATGTCAATAGATTCAGACATTGTTTCGTTTACAGTAAATAAAGAAACTACTTCAGATGATACCTCTATTGTTCCAGTTGGGGTTATAACGGCAAACTACCTCAGCCTTTTGATAACAAAATACAATACTACATCTAGGCAGATAGTTGAATATGATAGGTTTGGCCCAATAGATAACTCAAAACTATATTTGTTTAAGAATGCAATTATAAGACCACACATAAATATTGGAGACGGATCTTCCGTGCAAAAGGTACCTCAAGGAGTTTTTTATGTAGCCTCTTGGTCACTATCAGAGTTTGGAGAAGCATCCATAGATGCAACAGATGCTGCAAAAATACTTCAAGATACTATATGTCCTCAGCTTTTAGTAGAGTCTTCACCTGTAACTTCAGTAATTAAAAGAATTTTAGACTCAGTTGGATTTTCTAATTACAAGATAAATATTAAAAAAACAGATGGGAAGGTTGATGACGACTCTATTCCATCTTTAGTTTATTGGTGGTCGGACGGTGAACAAACAGTCTGGGAAGTTTTGCAAGAGCTATGTAGAGACATACAGATGAATGCATTTGTAGATGAATACAATGTATTAAACTTTTATACTAGAAACTTTATATACGACAAAGAATTACCTACCTCATGGATATTTACAAATGAGGAAATCAAGTCTGGATCTAATGTAGAATATGCGCCTAACATAATTAGGTTGTCTACCAAGGAGCTTTTTTCAGCTAATAATGTTAGAGTAAGATATAAAACAGCATTTGTTTCTACCAATTCAGAATCATCCTCTCCTTTGTGGAAATCTGAATCTTCATTTCTAGGTGCTGGCTCCCTTGCAACAGATATCAATGACGACAGTACAAAGTTTCAGCTTAATCAAAATACAATAAATTCTGCAAGAGTAGATAAAATCTTAGATCAGTTTAACGGTTATGTTTTAATAAACGGAGAAGTTATTGAGTATGATGGAGTCTGGTATCAGTATGTACCTGAAGAGAAAGACACAACATTTACTCCTCCACGTGATAAGCCTCCAGTTAGAGTGCTAATTAAAAATCAATCTGACATATGGAAGTATTCAGCTTTAGCTAAACCAGGTTATAAATATTTTTATCCTACTGGAGAGTATAATATAAAAACCAGAGGAGCTTTGTCCACCTCTAAAATGTCTCACAAAAAAACTTTAAACTCTTACATAAATGAGCCTGGGCAAAATGATTCAAATAGATTTAATAAATATAATATTACCCTAGCTACTCCAGATGTAGCAAAGCTAAAGCCTGGTGTGGGAAGTATTACAACTCCAGCAAACACCGAAGAAGAAACAATTGCAAAAAGCTTTTTAGCAATTTCAAATCTAGATAAAGATAAAAAAACTTTTGATATTGCAGTTAAAGATTTTAATTCAGTAGATACTACAAAGCCTTTTGTTTCATTTGGAACAAGGATGTTTTTTGATAGCCAGCTTAATACACCAGAGCAGGTAGGTGGCATTGGATTTTGCTTAGACTCAACTGGCAAAAATGGTTACTACGTGCTTGTACGCACAACTGCATTTTCTGGCCTTCAAAAAGATATTATGGTTGTTAGAGTTAATAATAATAAGCTTACAGTTTTAAAAGATAGCCAGCAGACATCTACCAAAACATTGGCTGGAATTTACGCTGGCAGCTCTTACAATATAGATGTACTGGTAAAAAAAGAATCTTTAAAAAATATAATTACTGTCTTTATTAATGGATTTAAAATTGAAGCAATTGATTCTGGAAGTGATTCTGTTAATTTAACTATTCCACCTCTTTCAATAACAAAAAATGTTGGACTACACTGTGGTCAGGGAATTGCTTATTTTGAATATCTGTATGCTAAAAGTATTGATGAAGATGTATACAAAAATATATCTTTAACCAGGAATTATGAATACAATGGTGTTTATGCTGATGATACTCTTTCTATGCTATTTGGAGATTTAATTTACAATGCTGGCCAAACCGCTGCCGACGAAAACGGTGCCCTTTTTGAATTCGGAACTACCGCTAGAGAAATAAGAAAAGTAAAAGAGTCTTATGATGATGAGTCTAGACCAGCCGTACCAATTACTTTTAGAACCGCATTAAATAAATATGTTAAAATATTAGATCAAAGGTTACAGCCTTTCGGTGCCGAATCTTACGTTTTAAATAACACTTCAACTACTGTAGTTTTAGATGATAGTAATAATACAAGTTTTTATGTTTTGGGAAATTCTATAAGAAGGTCTGGCGCCATAGACTACGATACAGATCAGTCAGAGGACTCCTCAAATAAAGAATTTGTTGTTTTTGAATCTTCTTGGATTCAGTCTGAAGAGGACGCAAAAACTTTAGCAGATTGGATAAAGTCAAGCGTATTAAATAAAGGAAGGTTTGTGGACATAGAAGTTTTTGGAAACCCTTTAATTTCTGCTGGCGATATTATAAGTATTAAATACCCAGTTTTGGGCATGTCTGAAACAGATACTAAATATTTAGTTGTTAGATGCTCCTTGCAATATAGTGAGGGGGTAACCACTACGCTTTCATGTAGAGCAATCTAATGGCGTAATGGTATAATAAATAAATGGGAATTGAAGTAGGAAAAATACCAGTCATCTTTGATGATGACCCTCGTTTAGCCGAAGTTTGGAAGGGCAAGTCTGGAGAGACTAAGTCCATTACTCAATCCTTTCCATTTGGATCAAACAGTTCTGTAGGATCTCCTGGGGACGAAGATGGAGACGACGATCCCAAAGGCGGTAAAAGGCCTCAGCTTTCAGACATAGTTTTAAAAGGATTTGAGCTGTATGAGGATGCATCTGGAATGCAAAGAGCAAGAGCTAAGTTTAGAATTTACAATTCAAGCGAAGAGAAGATAGATGGTTTCTTATACGCAATAACAATATCAGATAAGCAGGGAGGAAGATCATGATAACTAAATTTGGTAAAAGATTTCTTACTAATTTTGTAGCTGGTAACTCATCATTTTCTTCAAAAGAAATGGCTATTGGAATTGCAACAGGAACTGAATATGCTTTGTCAGATACAAACTCAAGACTTGGTTTTGAGTTCTATCGTGTTCCAATTAGGGTCGGAGGGATCGATATAGACTCTTCTGTATCACCAATAAAATATACAGTAATCTATTCAGCTACACTTCCTACAAACATTGCAGGTAAGATTAATGAAATTGGAATCTACTCTGGCCAGTCTTATTCAAGAAATTTATATGAAAGCAAATTTATATCTAACTTTGAATTGCCATACCAGTGGAGTCCAGAGCCAGAGCTAGATCAAACAAACTTTAGAGTTGGAGATAGTTCGTTAACATTTACATCAAATGGGGCGGCCCCAAAAGAGTACACTTACATACTTGATAGTATGGATATATCTGGGTACAACCCATTAGATACATTATCATTTTCATACAAAGCAAATGATGCAAACCTGTCCTCATTGAAGGTAAGGCTCTATAGCTCAAATACCGATTACTTAGAATTTACATTTACTGGACACTCAGTTGGAAACAATATAAAGAATTTAAACATGTCTACTGGGGTATCAACAGGAACATTTAATCCACAAAGTGTTGTTAAGTTAGGAATTATTGTTACTCCAACAACTGCTCAAACATCTGTATCTATGGATGGTCTTAGAATAAATGACGAGGACACCTTTGATCCAGAATACGGTCTCATTGCCAGATCTATACTAGACTCAACAATGATTAAAGTAATTGGAAGAGAAGCATCAATAGAATTTAAACTAGACCTTTCGTTTGGGGTTTAATGTGTCAGAACAATATCCAGATCTAGGAATAACTCAGAGTCAAGATGGAGACTACTGGGATGTTGTAATCCCAGATCTAGATTGTAATACTGATTATGCATTGCAGGCTGCTTGGATATATAGCGATAAGTCTTTGGGAACAAGCGAATTTTCAGACAGATTTAATTTTACTACACCTGCACCCTCAAGGGTTTGCCCAATAAACGTAGTCGCCACATGGGATGCAACGGCTGGATTAAATTTAACATGGACAAAAAATGATGACCGTGTAAGAAATTATGTAGTGTCGCTAACTGCTGGTGGATATACAAGATCTCAACTTATTCCAGCATCTGGCTCATCATTAAATTATTCATGGGTTCTTACTAAAGAAAATAATATTTTTCAGTTTGGAAATAAATTTAGAACAGAATTTACATCTTTTACTATTCAAAGTGTGTATGGTGATGGAAGCTCAGACCAATGCCCAGTAACGCTAGCACCGTATGTTGATCCAATATGTGCAAACTCTATACCAGACGATAAATGGAAAGTGGCAAGTACTATAGATGGAATAATGGTATCTTGGCAAGATGATCTATCAAAAGCTTTAACGTATAGAGAGACAAGAGTTTTTGTATCTTTAACCAATAACCCTTACAATTGGGTTCAAAGGTATACTGGAATTGGCCCTGCCGATATAGGCCTAGATACAATAAATGATGTTTATGTTAAAGTTAATCACTTATCATATTCCGATTGCCAGGGTCTGGACTCTTCTGTAAAAACAGCAAAGATATTTGATCCTCAAACATTTGATAAAGAGCCTCCAAACGAAGTAGTTCTAGGAAATGTAACCTGGTCTGGAGAGGACCTTGTTATACCATACACAATGCCTTTAACAAACCCTCCAGATAGATTTAAGATTACTTTAACAAATACTTTAACTCCTCCAACATCAGCAATATTTTATGGCGAGCCTCCATCTGCTTCTGGAACTCATAGTTTAAAAATACCATATTCTGATTTTCTTCTAAATTTTGGTTATTTAAATTTAACACCCTCATACACTGGGCTTTTTCAGTCTAGAGATATTGCTGGAAACTTTACTGCTGGAGTATCATTCACAACTCCCACAATTGGATGCCAAGGAACTGGATTAACTCCCACCATTGATGACGCATTTGGCATAAGTGCTGGTTACACTGTTATATGGACAGCACCATCGTGGGCGGTAGCAACAGAAGTTTATGCGAGAGATGCTGGTAGCCAGCAATCAACTTTAGTTTATTCTGGCCCAAGCCCAGCAATAAAAGGCACCGAGCTTGACACAAGCCCTTTTGCAGATAAGATAGTAAAAATAAGATACGTTGGAAAATTTGGCTGCTACTCTAATTTTTCTTTAGAGAAAACAGTAAAGCCAATAGATTCAATTGCATTTGATGACAACCCTCCAGAGAATGATTTTGAATTGCAATCAGCTACAGTATCCGATGACTCTAACGGCTTATTTTCTTTTGATAAAAAAGTTTTATTTACATGGACAGAAAATACAGATCCAGACACTGCTGGATATAGAATTAGATTTAGGATACAGGGATCAACAGGTCCTTACACATACATGTCTGTACCAGGAAGAACCAAAACTTCCTCTTATCTTTATGGTCTAAAAGGCGGAAAGACATATGAGATTGCTGTTAGCACATTTGATATTTACGGAAACACAAATGAAACCGCATGGAGAACTTATGATCCTGTAGTATCTCCAGTCAGCAACTCCTTGCTTCCAGATGTAGCAATAACCGCTGGAGACATGAAGCTTGGATATGGAATTGACGGAGATAATTCTCAAAAAGGACTTTACGTAGCGCCAAATAATTATTGGTATGTGCAAGGAAATACTAATGAGTCGAGTGCTGCTTACTTTACAGTCGGTGGAACAACAGACAAAATGGTTTGGGACGGAATGGATTTATCAGTAACTGGAACTGTAAATGCAAATGCTGGAAACTTTACTGGATCAGTTGATATTGGAAGTGCTACAGTTCCTGGCCAACTAAGAGTTTATTCTGGTGCCAATAAATTTGAAGTAGGACAATTAAAAAATTCATCTGGTGCATTTATAAATGAGTATGGAATTCAGGGGACAGATGCAAGTGGACAGCTGTTTCAGCTCGATACATTAAATGGAATTATAACAAATAAAGGACGCATTGGCGGATGGGAAATTTCTTTAGACAAGATAGAAAAGGGAAACACGGTTTCTGTAGGAACCCCTGCTGTTTCATCTATGAGATATGCGGGAATGTCTCCAGGAAGCACCTATTCATTTTGGGCAGGCTCACCTTCAGCAGGCGGATCTGATGCAGCAGAATTTTACGTTAAGCCTAATGGATATGTTAAAGCAAACAATATTGATATTACTGGCGGTAAGATAAAAGTTGGCTCAGGGTTTGAAGTTGCAGCAACTACTGGATTACTAAAAGCCAATGATGCTAATATACGAGGAAGCATATATGTAGACAATGGAGTGATAGGTTCTATTCAAATAGGTGGATCGGCTACAAGAACTGGTGACACATCTCCTACTAACTTCGGCGACGGCCAAATACTTTTGAACACAGACCAAGGAAAGATAGAGTTTGGAGTTTTAAAAGATCAACTCGGTGCTAAAATTGGAACTGGTATTCAGGTAACAAGCACAGCAGACGGACAATTTGTTTCTTTGGATACAGTGAATGGAATTAAAGCAGTAAAAGGATTAATAGCTGGATGGACATTGTCAAAGGATGCATCTGGCTCATCCATTAACTATGGTGGAAATGTTGGACTATATGCTCCAAATACATCATCAGATTCAACAGTAATGATTTGGGCTGGAGGATCTAGAACGGTCTCTCCTAATTTCTCTGTTACCTACTCAGGTAAAATGACTGCAGTAGATGCAGTTATTAAAGGAGCACTATTTGCAGGTCAAGGAGGTTTCGGAACAGCTGTTCCTACAACAGCCGCAGATATTGCTGCAGGTAATACTACAGGATATAAGATTACAAGCGGCTGGACAATCGATTCTGCAAATATTAAGTCTACAAATACATTATCTCAAGTAACACTTAATGGAGAACAAGGCTCTATTATTGGCGGAAACATTGTTGGGTCAAATCATTACTTTACAACACCTGCTGAATGGAATACAGTATATCCAGGATCGGGAAGCGGCAACCCAGGAAATATTGATTACATATCTTCATCTGGTGCATTTAGATTAGCTGGCGGAAAAATAACCTATTCAACTCCTACCCAAGAAAACCCTAATGGAACATTTAATATTCAAACAGATTTAGTTGCATCAAATATATTTTTAGGAGCAGGTGAAAGTTTTTCAAATGATTATTTACTAGGAAAATCTACAACTATACCAGCAACAGGACCAGGCGGGGTAACAAAAGGTGCTGGAAGCTTTAGTTTAGGAAACAGATCAGTTGTTTACGAAAATGGAATTTTTTCAATAAATCCAGATCAAAAACCTTATGCTGCCTTTAAAATCAGATTAAGCGTAACATCAAATAATGATGGGTATGGCGGAGACACAACTGTTGTGCAGGATAAAGATGGATACTTGACTACTGGTAGAGCATTTCATTATGGAGGAGGAAACCTTCCTAACGGTGCTTTAACTAGAGACGTTGGCGGTACATCTGTAAGCTTTAATCCTGGAGATATATGGCTTTCAAGAATTTAATGGTGTAGAAATATGACAATCTGGAGAAGAATTAACGACTCAGGCGGTGAGGTTTCTGTAGCCACTAATGGCTGGGTAAAAATAAAAAATATTTTTAGAAGAATAAATGACTTCGGTGGAGAAGTCAACGTGGCTGATCGTGGCTGGGTAAAACTTAAAAGCATATGGAGATACGAAGGAAGCGGCATCTGGAGAAGAATATTTGGAGCAGCGTTCCCATATCCAAAATCAGACGTGGGTCTTGTATTTATATCTCCATCATCGATAGAGTCAGAGTATCAGTGCACTCAGCAAGACAAGATGTATGTCAGAAGAGGAAAGTGGTACGAAGACCCTAAATCCTTTTTAATAAAAATTCAAAAGGCTGCCCTTGGCGGGTGGGCAGATCAAACAGATTTAATAACTCAAGAATTAGAGTATCTAGAATATAAAGACTCTGACTACCTAGATCAGGTTCCAACGAATACTGCATTGCGCCCAGTAATTAATTTAGAAGACATTAAAAATAAAGTTGGGTTTAGAGCAAAGATTCAAGCTGCAGAAGATAAAAATCCAGAAGAGTCGGATTACTTAGAGGCAACTACATGGTATCCAAGTGCAAACGGAATATTCCCAAAACTAACATTTGGATTTCACACATACAGCACTGGAGATCAAATAATTGAAGATGAAACACTTAGCATGCCTGAATTTAAAATATTTGGATTTAAATGGCAGTACCTAACATCATCTGCATCATCATATCCAAATGGACAATATTTTTCTTCATCTCGGACTGATGAGTTTATTGGAAAGCAAATAGTTGAGTTTACTGATTTTTATGGTACAAGGATAGGAGATCTGAAAAGCGAAGACGTACTTCCAAATCACCAGTACTCTAGTTTTGTACAGTATACACAAGCAATGATTGATTCTGGTGAAGACTATATAATTAATGTTTATGCAGTTGCAAAAGATTACTATTATAATCCCAGCCTTTCTTTGGAGCAGCACCTGCTAGATTTTAATGAAACCCAACAAGTTGCTTCATATGTATTTACCCCTCCTAGGGAAATAGAAAACCCAGAAATAACAATATCAAATAGAACAAAAAGCTCCGCAGACATTTCTTGGTATTCACCAGATGCAGAAAGATACAAGGTTGATCTAATTGATTCTATTACAGGTAACTCTTTGCCTGGCTATCCATTAGCCTCAACAACAAGTACTTCTGCCAGCCCTTTTGGATTAACGGAAAACAGACTGTATACCGTTTTGGTAACGGCACTTGCTGGAGAAGGAGATAAGTACAAAAGCGACGAGGTTTCTAAAAGCTTTAGAACAATTTCTACTGGCGTAGAGGCAATTCTTGGAGAGCCTTATGATATTACAGAAAATAGTTATAAGGTATATATAGCAAACTATAGCAGCTTATCTGGATTTACTATAACAGCAAATGTAAGCTTAGGGTCAGCATCCATATCTGCAGATGTAATTTCAGTATCTGGAATAACAAGCAGTGGAGATTCCTGCCTAACTGTTACAACTGAAAAAATAGATAATGTCAATTTAACTGCAGTCTCTTATGAGCAAGCTACATCCGACACTCTATGTACAGAAATAGGTTCCATATGGTACTGCTTAACATATGGAAATACTCAGCCAGTAGTTTGTTCTGGGCCAACAATTGAGTTATCGGATAAATCTGGAGGCGCTAGCGGATACTCTATAACCTGCTCTAAAACAGAAATATGTTGTCAAAAGGTCGTGCTGGAGCCAAAGGTTTATACAGAATGGGTTATTGGATTGTGTACAGTTTTCCCTGCAGATCCTAAGAGACCAAGAACTAGACAATGGACACAGCAACAAAAAACTACTTCTCAAAATTGCGTAGTTACTACTGTTGAGCTTTCTGGCTCAGAAACAGAATACATAGATTGTTGTATTGCCACCTCAACTTTAGGCGAAAAGACTTATGGAACTCCTGGTCCTTGGGGTACGTGTACTCCTAACGTAGGAATAACTAGACTAGTACCATGGACTGCTACTAGAACTAATTACAGCAGAGACTGCATTACCACTACAACTCAAGAGTCTGGGAATGAGCAGCAGTTTAAAGATTGTTGTGTTGCCAGCACAGTTGACGGGGATAAGACATACAGTGCCTGGTCTGAATACGGCGAGTGTTATGGAGCTGATCCTAGAAGAACTCGATCAAGAACCTGGACTGCACTAAGAATAACAACAAATACTAGCTGTGTTGAAACAACAACAGAAATAAGTGGTACAGAGCAACAGGACACAAGCTGCTGTACACCTTCTACAACTTATGGACCAAAAACTTACGGAACACCTGGCCCATGGGGTACATGTAATTTAAATACTGGACAAATAGGAAGACTAATTCCCTGGACAGCAACAGCTACTACTATAAACTCAAGCTGTGTTACTACGGTTGGTCCAGGATCTGGAAATGATGTCGATTATAAAGATTGCTGTACTTCCAGCGTCACCACTGGCCCAAAGACATACAGTGACTGGTCTGCATACGGAAGCTGTATCCAAGGAGAAAGAACACGCTATAGAACCTGGACGGCAATTGAAACAAGCAATACAATTAACTGCACATCATCAACAAAAGAAGTAAACGGAACTGAGTTTGGGTATGCGCCATGCTGCACAGCTGGGTGTACTCTGGGTACTAAAACCTACGGTGATTGGTCTGCATACGGAAGTTGCAGTAATGGCGAGAGAAGAAGACAGAGATCTTGGACTGCAATAAATACGTGTATCGATTCAAGCTGTAATATAATTTCTCAAAATGAATTAAATAGTGTTGAGTATGAGTACACATCATGTTGCACTCAGGTATGTACAACTGGTGAAAAGACTTATGGGGCCTGGGGTGCGTATGGAAGCTGTAATCTATTTACCTCACAGATTTGCAGAACAAGACCTTGGACAGCTCAACAATCTTGTTTTACAACAAGCTGCACAAATGAAGTAACTACTATTTCTGGAAATGATATTGAGTGTATAGATTGTTGTACTGCTAGCGTTACCACTGGTCCAAAGACATATAGTGCCTGGTCTGCATACGGAAACTGTAGCCAAGGAGAAAGAACACGCTCTAGAACCTGGACGGCAATTGAAACAAGCAATACAGTTAATTGCACTTCATCAACAAAAGAGGTTAGCGGAACTGAGTTTGAGTATGCGCCATGCTGCACGGCAGGATGTACAACTGGTGATAGAAGTTATAGCGCATGGGGGTCATGGGGGTCATGTAGCCAAGGAGAACAGGCTAGAATTAGAACTTGGACTGCTATAGAAACATGTATTAATTCAAGCTGCAATGTTTTGTCTACCAGAGAAGTTAGTAGTTTTGAAATAGAATACAGAAACTGTACCACTATTAATACAATTAATACTATTAACACAATTAATACTATTAACACAATTAATACTATTAACACAATTAATACTATTAACACAATTAATACTATTAACACAATTGATACAATTGATACAATTAATACTATTAACACAATTGATACAATTAATACTATTAACACAATTGATACAATTGATACAATTGATACCATTGACACAATTGATACAGGCGGTGGTGGATGTCACGTTGTAGGAACTAAAATACAGATGGCAGATGGCACATTTAAAAATATTGAAGACCTTTATATTGGAGATGAAGTAATGGCAGCAGACGTTCCAGGTGTTGGCGACAACGAAGCTGACATAAGCAATCTATCTCTCTGGTCATCCGAAGATATTTCTGGAACAACTAAGACTGTAGCAAATGTAACAAATGTTATTATAAGATCTTATGGACAGTACTACTTAATAAATGATACAATTAAGATAACGTACGAGCATATTATTCCAGCAAGACAAAACGGTGTTTGGAAATTTATTGAGGTTAAAGACTTAAATGTGGGTGATACAGTTATGAATGAGAATTTAGATAACGTTACGGTTACCTCAAAAATTTTAGTTGATGAAATAGTCGAAACAGTTTCAATTAATATTGAAAATAAAGACATATACTTTGTTGAGGGCTTAATGGCTCACAACTTCAGCGAAAAGACATAAGATGGGGGAACAAGTTGAAGGTAGAAGACCTGGGAAATAAAATATTTATGTATAAGAATGCAATAGAAAATGATTTGCAAATTCTTACTGAGCTAAATAGTATATTTTCTGATTATAATCAAGACTATAAGTCCGCAACAATAAATAATCATGACTATGACCCCTCCTTGCGTTCGTGCACTGTTTTTTCATTATACACAAACTTGCAAGACAAATCCGATTACAATAATGCAAAAAGAGTTCTTAATAAAAAAATAGATCTAGCATTATCTAAGTGTATATTGCATTTTGTAAGATCAACTGGAATAAAGATAAAAGAAAGGGAGCCGTGGGAGATATTAAAGTATGAGCAGTCTCAAAAGCTCACATGGCACAGTGACGATGGAAAAAGCCACCCGTCTACTATATCGTTTGTTTACTATATAAATGATGATTATGAGGGAGGGGAAATTCAGTTTAAAGATAAAGCATACAGCATACCGATAAAGCCTCAAAAGAATAGCCTGATAATATTCCCTTCCAGCTCAGATTATATACACAGGGTTTTGCCAGTAGTAAGCGGAGTGAAGCACTCGGTAATATCCTTTGGCAAATAAATTTTTTACTAGACATCTATTGCAATAAATGATATGATTCATTGTGTTAAGGAGATATTATGAATAAGTCAGACATGCAAGGAAGTACATACATGGTTCTTGTTGATGGTGAGTATGCTGGGTGGTTTAATATCGCTGGCCCTGGAACTGATCTATTAAGAGCTGGTCTTTCTAGCACACCAATTTTAGTAGATATGGAAGACATTGCAATTGATATTCCAGATTTACCAAAAGCTGGCGCTAATTATTTTTGGAACGGCCAGTCGTTTGAATTGAGGGAAATAAGTGGCTAGTAAATGGGAGCAAGCAAAAAAGCTTGTTTCTTCAAATGAAGTAAAACCCTGGGATTTTTTAAATCCAAACACAGAGTATTCTTCAGAAGAAGAGTCAAGTGCCAGGTATTCTTTATGTAAAGCCTGCCCTAAATTTAATGACGGGGTAAAGACCTGCCAAGAATGCGGTTGCTTTATGCCAGCGAAAACAAGATTAAAGGGAGCGGTTTGCCCAATAGGTAAATGGTAATGGTATAATAATATGACAAACAAGGAGGAAGTAAAATGGCAGAATACGTATTAACCAATGAAGAAAAAAGCTCAATAATTGAGTCTCACCTGAGAACGCTTGCATACTCAAAGTATAATTTACAGGTAAATTTAATGGAAGAGGAAGCAGCAGAAACTCCATCTACAGATGGTATTGCATCTATTAATGTGCAAATTGCTTCAGTTAATAAAAAAATAGAGGCTCTTGTCGAAGAGCTAACTTCTCTATCAGAATAAGTTAGGTAAAAAATGTCTTCTAAAGAAGAATTAATTATAACTGCTCTTCAAGAAAGAATTGGCCAGATGGCGGCTCATCATGAATTGCAGATTGCAATGCTAAGAGCAGAGCTTACTACAATTATAAATCAAAATCAAGAAAAAGAAAAAGCTATTTCTGAGTACTCTAATCAAATAGAGTCAAAGGTGGAGGAAATTTAGTTGACAGTTACATTCCAAGATGGAGAGCCAGTAGATCCTAAAAAATTACAGGATCTTCAAACACAAATAGATAGCATTAAGCTTCAGTCTGATGAGACTTATAAGCTTAGTACAACAACTGCAGGTAGTATCACACAGTCAACTAGAATGCATTTAGAAGCTGGCGTAGTTACATTTGAAACTGGATTACCTGGCGGAAAAGTTAGCTCAATCGAAATTGATTTAGGTTGGGGACCAGAATATGAAATTGCTTATGTTGTTGCAACACCAAGAAACCAAGATCCTAAAACTAATAACATGAGATGGTCTATTTCTGGACAGTGGTCGGGATCAACTAAACTAAATGTGTATGCTGAAAAAACTATATCTGGACCAGTTAATTTTCACTGGTTGAGTGCAGGTAAAAAGGTTATAAGCAAACCTTAAAGTATCTATTGACACATTGATTTAATATGTTACAATTGCTATAACATTAAGCCACGATATCGTGGCTTTTATATATATTAAGGGTTTTAATGAGCAACGATTTAAAGTGGATGATATCATCCGATCAACAATTTCCGTATCAAGATGATAAGATGATTGCGCTTTGGTTTAAAGTCATGAAGTGGTTTAAACCAGATGTCGTTGATTACCTCGGAGACACAGATGATCAGGCTTGCTATAGCAAGTATACTGAGGGCAAATCAGCAGAGTTTTTAAACTATCATAAGAATGATAGCAAAGATCTTATTGTTCCGATGATGAGGCATGAAGCAAAGGGCGCAAGAGACTTTTATGCAAAGACAAGAGAGATGCTTCCAGATGCTCAGCTTTTTTCAGCATTAGGAAATCATGATATTAGAATATTTAATTATGTAGATGCTAAGTTGCCAGAGTACATTTCTGAAGTAACTCCAGAATCAATGTGGAGCCTAGATTCTCTAGGCTATGAGTATATTTATTATAATGAACTTCCTAAGCGCCGCTTTGGAGATATACATGTTCATCATGGACTTTCAATTGCTTCAACTGGTTCAGTAAGAAAAGATATGGAAGACCTTCAGATATCTTTGATGAGAGGCCACTCTCATAGAATAGCATCACACTTAGTTACTTATGAGTTAAGAAACGGTGGACAGGGAGAAACTCTTCGAGGTTATGAGCTTGGCCACATGTGTGATGAAAAATCAGATGGAATGAAATATATGCAGCACCATGATTGGCAAAAGGGTTTTGCCATTGCACATATTGTAAATGACTACCCACATATTCAAATGATCCATGTGGCACCAGATTACTCATGTGTTGTTGATGGGAAGCTATTTACACTATGATGAAATGCAATAAGTGTCAGGGGAGAGTTTTTGTAGATAGGGTATTTTCACAAAAACTACACGTAGAGCTTTTCTGCATGATGTGCGGTAAAAGATGGATGATTAATAAGGATACGAGTGCACTAGGTAAATGGATAGAAAAAAGAGAAAACAATCAGCTAAGAGCATTCGGTATTTCTTCTTAAATAACAAGATACATAAAGTATTAAGTCATTCAAGATCTAAAGACCAGATGGTTGCTTGGTGCTATCCAGATAAAAAGAGATTGCTATACTCTTATTCACAAGTTTTAAAAACTATGGAGAATGCATACTCAACTAGTCAGGTAGCTCAACTGCTTGGTAAGCATAAGGTTACTATAGAAGATTATATTTTGGACGGCAAGATAAGATATCCTCAGAAAGTATATCCAATAGGTAATCCAGATAGTACATGGTATAAGTTTATGTATAGTGAATCGGACATAATGGACATTCATGAGTTTATATTAGAATCAGGATATTCTAATAACATGCCTTCAAAAAATGAGATGAGGGCTCTTCTCAAACACAACACTATATTGTATACTAAGACAACAGAAGGGAACTTTGTACCAGTATGGAAAGCGGAGTAGCACAAGCAAGAGTTGTAGTATGTGAAGTATGTAAGAAAGAATTAGTAGTGCGTTGGGGCATTTTTGCTCATGACACTTTAAGCAGACATAGAAAGGCGGAGCACTAATGGAAAAAGGAACTCAGGTTAGAGTTGATTTGTCTTTTACACGCAACCTAGGCAATTTTGAAAGCATTAAGATTGGTATTGGCGTTGACGACTTTGTTCGAGACGGCGAGACAGTAGATGCTGCAGCAGACAGAGTCTATAAGTTTGTTGAAGACAAGCTTATTCAAAAGACACAAGAAGTAGAAGAGGAATTGCGTGGCAGTAAATAAAGAACCCTACATCCTCTTATCTTTATATTCAAACTTATACGAAGGCCTGTACAATACAAAGCCAACAATTAATAGATATAAAGAGAAGTGGGCTATGCAGGATGTAATTGATAGCATAGGGTTTGATAGAGCTAGAGATGTTTTAGAATATTATTTTAAGACTGGAAAGAATAGACACCCACTTAATTTCTTTTACAATAATTTTGACAGAATAGAAGACATGATGATTCAAATTAAAGAAGATAAAGTTAACAGAAGCCGTCTGTTGCAAGAAACTAAAAGAATGGTTGAGGATAATTAGTGAATACAGAAGCAGAACTAATTTCAGCAGTTTGTAAAAACAAAGACATAAGCACCATTCTTGCAGATAATTCAGACGACCTATTTGTATCTCATAAAGATATCTGGGAAGGTCTCAAGTCATACTATTATAAGTTTAGGGCAGTTCCAGAGGCTGGAATTTTGCAGGATAAGTTTAAAGACTTTGAGCCAGTTGAAACAAAAGGGGAGACTGGATACTATTTAGACAAACTAAAAAATGAATTTGTGGGCAACAAGCTAAAGACAATTCTTATGCAGGCTGGCTCATCTCTAAAAGAAGATGCACCATCTAGAGTGCTTGGAACAATGCAGTCTCAATTAGCAAACTTAAGTAGATACACTAATAATGTTAAAGACTTAGATATCACAGACCTTGACTCAGCTGAAAGACACTATGAGTCAGTTAAAACTAGATCTCTAGCAATGGGAGGAAGCCCAGGAATTTTAACTGGCTTTGAAGCTATAGATAAGGCCTACCCAACTGGTATGGCTCCAGGCCACCTCATTGTTGCAATTGGATGGCCAGGCCGAGGAAAGACATGGTTCACATCTTACTTAGCATGCAAAGCTTGGGAGCAAGGGTTTAAGCCAATGATTGTTTCTCTTGAAATGGCTCCAGAAAATATGCGAGATCGAATTTACACAATGCTAGGATCTGGATTATTTAGAGCCAGCGATCTTTCTAAGGGTGATATTAATATTGATGATTTTAAAACTTGGGGAAAGAAAAAAACCGAAGGTAAGAATAGTTTTATCCTTGTCTCAAATGAAGGTGCTGGAGAAGTAACACCAGCAACTATTCAAGGAAAGATCGATCAACATAAACCAGATCTAGTTATCCTTGACTACCATCAGCTGTTCAATGATAATAAGAGAAGTAATTCTGAAGTTGAAAGAAATAGAAATATCTCAAGAGACTTCAAGCTCCTTGCTGTAACAAATGGAATTCCTATTATTGATATTACTGCTGCAACTGCAGATGATATCTCAGATCAAAAGGAACCCCCAATGATGAGTCAGGTTGCATGGTCAAAAGCCATTGAGTATGATGCTGATATGGCTATTGCAATTCATAAGCATGCTAATACAGATCTTATTGAGGTTGTCTCTAGAAAGAATAGACATGGACATGACTTCAGGTTCTTCCTTGACTGGGATATAAATAGGGGAGTAATTACTCCAATCTATGAAGACCTTCCAGAGCTGAGCAAGTGACTCATAAAAATATTAAAAGGTTTCAGATAAGAGTTGAGTTTTTAGATGATTCTGACATGATCAGAATTAAAAAACAATATGAAGATTTGCTTGTAAGCCAAATGAAAGATTCTGGATACGCCAGGGTACTTGACATAGACCCAGCTTTTTCGGTAGAATTTGACGGACAGACATGGAAGTTCTTAATGACTCTCCATGGAGTTTATGTAGGAAAGAAGAAGGCATGGCAATTAGAGGGTATGACACAAGGAAAGTTGATACAACGGAATATTCCCATGCCCACATAAGGTCAATAGTACAAAGCCTAGGAATAGATATGGTTGGAGAAACATCCAACGACTTTTTGGCATACTGTCCATTTCATTCAAACAGACACACATCAAGCTTTAGCATAAGTAAAACAAAAGGTGCCTACATATGTTTTAATCCATCCTGTGGCGAAGCTGGAACATTAAGCGATCTAGTAAAAAAGATTTTAAACAAAAATGAATTTCAGTCTTTAAGGTATATTGAATCAAAGCAGTCAGAGTCTCTAGAAAACTTTGATGAATCATTAAAGGATATCTTAGAGGATAAGCCAGACTTTATTGAATTCCCAGCAGAAAAATTGATTAACTTACATAATGGATTAATCAATAGCGACAAGGCTCAGGAATACTTAAAGTCTCGTGGTATTGATTTAGATTCAATTAAACATTTTTCATTAGGATATTCAGACAATATGGACATGATAACTGTTCCAGTTCATAGCCCAGACGGTATAGCAGTAGGTGTTGTTGGTAGATCTATTTCTGATAAGAGATTTAAGAATAGCAAAGACCTTCCAAGAAGCAAAACTATGTTTAATATTCACCGTGCTAAAAAAATTGGAGATAGGGTTATTGTTGTAGAGTCTAGCTTTGATGCAATTCGTGTTCACCAAGCTGGATTTCCAAATGTGGTAGCAACTCTTGGTGGACACATATCAGGGCAAAACCTTAGTCTATTAAATAGATACTTTAATACAGTTATAATTATGACGGATGCTGATAAGGCAGGAAGAGATTTAGGCTCAACGATTGCATATAAACTAAATAATAAAAACATCTTGTGGGCATCGCATTCTTATGGTAGAATATATCCAGAGGGTGTAAAAGATGCAGGTGATATGTCTGATGAAGATATTAAATCTTGTATAACAAATGCCATATCTAATTTCGAATACAGAACTTAAAAAATACGTGGTTACAAACGGATATATACCGTTACATACATAAGGAGAAAAAATGGGAATAGTAAAAGGTTTGTCAGGAATGACAAAGGCAATGGACAAGGTTACATACACTAGTTCAGAAGATAGCAAGGCAAAGTGGTTAAAGATTGAAGATGGTGAAGCAGTAAAGATTCGCTTCTTGCAAGAGCTTGATCCAGATTCACCACACTATAATGAAAAAATGGGTTGCGGATTTTTTGCAATTGAACACACAAATCCTAAAGATTATCGCCGTAAGGCATTAGATACAATGGAAGATGAAGGCCGTGACTGGGCTCAAGAGCAGCACCGCAAGGATCCAAAGGCTGGTTGGGGCGCAAGAAAGCGTCTTTACATTAATGTTCTAGTCGATGATGGAAAGACTGAGCCATATGTAGCAATTCTTTCTCAAGGAGTAAGCGGTAAAACAATTACACCAACACTGATTGAATATGCAAATGAAATGGGAAGCATCACAAATCTAATGTGGCGTGTAAAGCGTAGTGGTCTTAAGACAGACACAAGCTACACAATTATACCGTTGGCTAAAGATGAAAAGCCATTCGACTTTTCCGCTGTCGAGCTGTTTGATTTAGAAAAAACAGCAGTGCGTAGCGTTCCATACGCAGAGCAGGAAGCATTCTATACTGGTGAGTCATCTCCAGAAGAACGAGAGTCATCTTCAACAAGCAGCAGCGTAGACTGGTAAGAGAGAGTATAGGCGGAGAATTAAGTTGAACTTCACACATTTGCATGTGCATTCTTTCTATTCATTAATGGATGGGCTTAATTCTCCTGCCGAACTTGTAAAAGCTGCAAAAGAAGCTGGTCAGACTTCTCTGGCTATTACTGACCACGGAACACTATCTTCACACCGTGAAATGCAAATTGCATGTAAAGAGCAAGGGATCAAGCCAATTCTTGGAGTGGAAGCATACATTTCTCCAACAGATAGATTTGATAGATCTTCAAAGACAGATAAATCAATTCAGGCCTATAACCATATTATTCTTTTAGCTAAGAATAAAAAGGGTCTAGAGAATATCAACACCCTTCAGGAGCTTGCATGGACAGAAGGCTTTTATCATAAGCCACGTATTGATAGAGAGGTATTGAAAGAGTATGCAGAAGGTATTATTGTATTGTCTGGATGCCTTAACGGGCTTATTAGTAAGGCTATTGAACGCCAGGAATTCTCAGAAGCAAAACTTGTACTTCAAGACTTTAAGAAAACTTTTGGTGAAGACTTTTACGTTGAGGTGCAGTCTCATAACCCGACAGAAATCAACTCAAAGCTTTTGGAGCTGGCTGATCAACTCAAGATAAAAGCGGTGGCAACAGGAGATGCTCACTTTGCTAAAGAAGAAGATAGAGTATTAGAAGAAGCAATGCTTATTCTATCAACATCTCCTAAGTCGGATAAAGATGCAGACTTTGAAATGTCTAGACAAATGCCAGACATGATGGATAGATTTAATTACTTATACCCAGACCGTAGAATATCATTTCAAGATTATAATCTATTTATTCAAAGCAGGTCTGAAATTGAGGCGGACTTTAATAAGGCAGGAATTACTCGTACAGATATATATGATAATACAATGGAAATTGCTAATAAGATTGGCGAGTATGACTTCTATGAGGGTCTAGATCTGCTGCCTATCCCAAAGACCAATGCTGATAAGAAACTGGCTGATATGGCCTTAGAAGGCCTTAAAAGACTATCTCTGGACAAAGATCAGGTCTACTTGGATAGAATTGCAGAAGAGTTATCTATAATTAAAGATAAGGCGTTTGCTTCATATTTCCTAGTTGTAGCAGATATGATTACATGGGCTAAGTCAAATAATATTATGGTTGGTCCAGGTCGTGGTTCTGCAGCTGGCTCTTTGGTCTGCTACGCTCTGGGCATTACAGATGTAGATCCAATTAAATATGATTTACTTTTCTTTAGATTTATTAATCCAGAACGTAATGACTTTCCAGATATAGATACAGACTTTGAGGATCGCCGCCGTAAAGAAGTAAAAGATTATTTAAAGAAGAAGTTTAAGCACGTTGCATCTATTTCTACATTCACTTATTTTAAAGATAAGGGTGTAATTCGAGATGCTGCAAGAGTGTTTATGGTTCCTCTTTCAGATGTTAATCGTGCAATGAAGTCTATCGATACATTTGAGGACTTTATGGATTCTCCAAATACAAAAGAGTTTAGAGCAAAATATCCAGAAGTAACTTGGCTTGCGGAAAGACTTCGTGGAAAGATTCGAAGTGTTGGAGTCCATGCTGCAGGTGTAGTTGTTGCAAAAGATGATTTGAGAAAGTATGCTCCAATAGAGTCCAGAGCTGATGCAAATGATGATGTTTCTGGAAGAATTCCAGTCGTGGCATACGATATGGATACGGTTGCAGATATAGGTCTTATTAAGCTAGATGCCCTAGGTCTTAAGACTTTATCTGTGATCTCAGATACATTGAAATCAGTTAAGGATAGACACGGTAAAGAAATCAATCTATACTCCATACCGCTTGATGACCAAAAAGTTTACAAGATGTTTAACGATGGTTATACAAAAGGTGTGTTCCAAGCAGAAGCAACACCGTACACAAACCTGCTAATTAAAATGCAGGTAGATAAGTTCGAAGACCTTGCAGCGTCTAACGCTTTGGTTAGACCAGGTGCAATGAATACTGTAGGTGCTTCATACATTAAGCGTAAACATGGAAATGAAGCGGTTAATTATATCCATCCAATTATGAAGCCATTTACAGAAAATACATACGGAGTTATTATTTATCAGGAGCAGGTTATGCAAGCATGCGTACACCTTGGCGGAATGACTTGGTCGGAAGCAGACAAGGTTAGAAAGGTTATTGGTAAGAAGCAAGATGCAAAGGAACTCGGTCCATTCAAAGATAAATTTATTCAGGGTGCTAAAAAGCATATCAGCGCCGATGAAGCAGAAAGTCTCTGGAAAACATTCGAAGCTCACGCTGGATACTCATTCAATCGTAGTCACGCTGTCGCTTATTCTATGCTTTCTTATTATACCGCTTGGCTTAAGTGCTATTATCCTTTGGAATTTTTATTCTCGATCCTTAAAAATGAAGGAGACAAAGACGCAAGAACAGGTTATTTGATCGAAGCCAAGAGGCTTGGAATTAAAGTTAAGCTTCCACATGTAAATGAATCAGATGTAAATTTCTCATTACAAAAGGATTCAATTAGATTTGGTTTAGCTGAAGTTAAATTTATTTCAGACAGCATTGCAAATAAAATTATTGAAAAGAGACCATATGAAAACTATAAAGATTTTGTTGACAAAGCATCCAAAAAGGGTAGCGGCATTAATTCTAGGGCCATTAATTCTCTCAATGCTATTGGGGGTGCTGCTTTTGATGATAATCCTAGAAGCGGTAAAGAAGGAGAGTCTTATTACGAATTTTTAGGAATACCTTCGTTTAATCTTTCTAACTTAGAGCCAAGGGTCAAAGCACAGGCTAGACCTATTGATGAGTTTGAAGAGCTAGGATCGTTTGTTATGTTTGGTATGGCTAAAAGCATAAAGCGTGGGAATGGTTGGTCACGAATAGAACTTGTTGATGAAAGTGGATCAGTTGGATTGTTCGATATTGAGCAGACAAAAATAGAAACAAACAAAATGTATTTTGTTTTAGTCGGAGACAATAGAATATCTAGGTATATAGATGTAGACTCTATCACTAAAGATTCAGACGATGCATTTGTAAAGTACTTGTATGCAAAGTCATACCCTATTGACGAAAACCAAAGGTTTGTGATAAGCTATACTCCATATAAAACAAAAGCTGGCAAGACCATGGCACACCTTGTAATGTCAGATAAAGATAAAAATTTAAATAGAGCAATTGTATTTTCAAGTATGTATCCGATTTCGTTGGCAAAAATGCGAGAGGGAATGATATGCGAGCCAGTTCTAAAAACTTTAGAAGATGGAACACTTATGGTTAAGGAAGTAAAATGACATACAATGCAGAAGATGTATTTAAGACAATGAATGCCTCTAGAGTTTTAGTAGCTATATTAAGCAAGATGGGTTCTGTTGAGGTATCAACTGAAGATTTTATGAAGAGTACTAATGATGACATGCAGCTTTCAGTTACATACAATGATCAGTCACTATCTTTTGAGTTTAAGCTAGAGCCACTAGGATTTAAATCTGATTATGAATTGGCTAACGATTAATTAAATGGACATTAACCTAGATGATATTCTGGCAAAGCTGGACCCTAAAACTAGAGCAAGGGTTCAGTCTGCAGTCGATATTCAAATCGAAAAGCAGCCAACGCCAAGCATAGGTTTAAACTTTGCCTTGAATGGCGGATTTGCTTATGGACGACAGATATTGGTTTGGGGAAATAAGTCAGCAGGAAAATCTTCATTTTGTTTGCAAATGATAGCACTTGCACAAAAAGAAGGAAAGACTTGTGCTTGGATTGATGCTGAGCATTCTTATGATCCAGAGTGGGCAGAAAAACTAGGAGTTAATTCAAAAGAACTAATTTATTCTCCAGCTAAAACTGTTAATGACATGGTAGATGTTGCAACAAAGCTTATGGAGGCAGGAGTTGATTTAATAGTAGTTGATTCTATTTCAGCATTGCTACCAGCAATCTACTTTGAAAAAGATGGAAATGAAATGAAAGATTTGCAAGACACTAAGCAAATCGGCGCAGAAGCAAAGGATATGACTCACGCAGTCAAGATGTTAAATTATGCAAACAAAAACACACTACTTGTTCTCATCTCGCAACAGCGAAATCAATTTGGATCTATGCATGCTAGTCACATCCCAACAGGTGGCATGGCAGTCAAGTTCTTTTCTTCCACGGTCATCAAGCTATGGTCTTCAGAAGCTGAGGCTAATGCTATTAAAGCTGGTATTAAAGTTGGCGACAAAATTATTGAACAAAGAGTTGGGCGACCAGTTAATTGGATTGTTGATTACAACAAAGTTGGCCCCCCAAATTTATCAGGACAGTATGACTTTTACTACCAAGGGCAAGCTCTTGGTATAGATTATGTTGGAGAGACATTAGATGTTGCAGAAATGTGTGGCATTATTGAAAAGGGTGGCGCATGGTATACAGTAAATGGAGAACGTTTTCAAGGACGTGCAAAGGCTGTAGCGTATTTAAAGGAAAATCCAGATGTTGTAGACAGCTTAATAGGAGAAATAAATGCCAAGCATTAATGAGTTTTTTGGTTCAAAGACTGAAGAGCCTGTAGATAGCAGAGTTGAAAAGATAGAGCAACAAAGACCATGCAGTAAATGTGAATTGTATGCTCCATATTATAACTTTAACCAGGCTACTTTAGAGATGTACTGGAAATGCCCATCTGGTCATGAGACAAAGCACAAGCTTAACTGATGTCAGAAAGAGCAGAAGTAAAAAGAGATGGCGCCAAGGCACAAAAGAATAGTGGCCGTGGAGAATATCAAAAAGGTGATGCTAAGTGGAAAAATTTTGTAGTAGACTACAAAGAATCCAAAGCTTCATTTAATTTAAATAAAGATGTATGGGCTAAAATCTGTACGGATACTTTTAAGGTTAGCAGGGACATGCATCCAGCCCTTAAAATTATTATTGGTGGGGATTCCAAGGTCCGTCTTGGAATCATAGAGTGGTCAGTACTAGAAGAGCTGATCACATTTTGGGAGGAAAATAAAAATGGCTAATCCGATTATTACAATCGTTGGACGAGTTGGTAGTGAACCAGAGTCTGTTGGGTCAAATGGCCTTAGATTCAGAGTTGCAACCAATGATCGTGTCAAGAATGATTCTACTGGTGAATGGGAAGACAAGAATACTTCATGGTGGACAGTCAAGGCTTGGCGCACACTTGCAGATCAATCAAAGTCTGTGATTAAAAAGGGCATGGAAGTTATTATCGTTGGAAAGATTTATGAAGAAAACTGGACAGATAAGGATGGCGTTAAGAGAAGCTCATATGAAATTAACGCAGACTCAATCTCAGTAACAGCATACACGTTGTCTAAGGACAAGTCTCCAAGTAATAACGACTTTCCTTCATATAAGACATATGCTGAGGTTCCATTCTAATGCTATACTTTGTTTATGGAACCCTGTTTGGCTTTGTTGTTGGATATGGAGTCGGTCTATTAATGGATAAGTGGGATAAAAAGATTAAAAATGACAGAGGATAAGAATACATTAGAGTTAATTAATTCTATAACAGAGTTCAATGATCTACATGAGTATATGAACGATGCTCAATTAGACAGAGCACTAGCTGTTATAGTAAAGCTTTTATTAAATCCAGATGTACCTGCTGCAAAAGCTCCTCAACTTATTATTGAGCTTCAAGCTATGTCAACTAAGTTTGCTATGATGGCATCTTACTATTCAACAATAGCAAAAGATAAAGCGGGAACAATGAACAATAATAAGAAAAATATATATTATTCAGCAAAGGAGTCCATAGACAAACTTGTAGATGCACTTAAGTATGTCGTTAGGTATAATTTGTAATGGGTAGAAACATAGTTAAAAATTTAAAGTTTAAAAAGCATACTGGTAAGTTCTTTGATCCAGAGCTTTTTGCATCAATGCTTGATGAGTCATATAAGAATACTAAAAGGGAAGATGGAGAAATGACTAAGAAGTCTTTTAGTCCAAGCTCTTTGGGTTATGGTCATGGAACATGCCCAAGGTATTGGTATATGGCTTTTTCTGGCGCAGTCTTTATTGACAATAATGATGCTGTTGCAGTCGCTAACATGGCTCAGGGTACCCAGGCCCACGAGAGACTTCAGAACTTAATTAAAACTATGCCTCAATGGGTTGCAGAAGAAGAAGAGATTATAAATGAGTATCCACCAATTCGCGGCTTTATTGACCTTATTATGGAATATGATAATGAAACCGTAATTGGAGAAATTAAAACTGCAAAGCAAGAGGTCTGGGATACAAGGCAAGCAGAGATGAGCCCATCACCAAACCATTTGCTTCAGCTTTTAACATACATGAAACTTAAGGATGCCAAAGAAGGATTCTTTCTTTATGAGAATAAGAATACTCAAGAGATCCTAATTATTCCAGTGTCAATGAACGACAGGAATAAAAAGATTATCGAAGATACATTCTTGTGGATGAGGGAAGTCTGGGATAACTTTAAAGAAGGTGACCTACCAATGAAGCCAGAGGGCGCAACAAAAACAAAGATGCCTTGCACGTATTGCCCAATTAAAAAAGAGTGTTATTCAAAAGACACACCAGTTGGAACGGTACAGATAGAAAGATTTAAGGTGCCTTCGTAATGATATGCGCTAATTCAGATTGCACAAATGAAAAAGAGTTTACCCCAAAAACACATAATCAAAAATATTGTTCAGATGATTGCTGCAGAATAGCAACAAATAAAAAGATTATGGAGAAATACTATGAGAAAAAAGCAATTAGATCTGGGCAAAAAAGACTATGCAAGTCATGCAGCTCAAGATTGAGTAGGTATAACAGCTTAGACATATGCTCTAGATGTGAAAAAAATAACTCTGAGTCTGATAGGAGTAAAATATTAAGGATGATACGTGACTCTGGCGAAATTATCTAGGACAAAAGCAAGCAGAGTCCTTGGAATAGATGCATCAACATCATCTGTTGCCTTTTGTTTAATCGAAGGTAGCACACCAATTAAATGGGGTAAGATTAATTTAGTTGGAAATGATATATACGAAAAGATTTATAATGCTAAAAGTAGAGTTGCTATGATGCTAGATGAGCTAAAAAGCGATTACATTGCAGTAGAAGGAGCTATACTTGTCAGATCACCAGATGCTGTGATAAAATTATCATATGTTTATGGTGTTGTCATTGCTGAGCTTATGTCTACGGGTGCTTCAGTTATTACTATATCTCCTAGCTCTTGGCAATCGTATATTGGGAACAAGAACCCTACTAAAGAAGAGAAGGCGGCAATACGTTTAGCCAATCCAGGTTACGCAGACTCGTGGTACAAAAACCAGTTACGAAATATGCGTAAGCAAAGAACGGCAGATTACTTTAATAAAAAGCATGGTTTATCGATAGAAGATTTTGATGTAGCTGATGCATTCGGCATCGCTTATTATGCTAGAGAGGTTCTCACAAATAAATGACACAAGTATGGAACGATAGAAGTGCACAGGAAGAGTTTGTTTTAGAGCTTCTAGATAATAAAAAAGAAGGATACTATGTTGAGCTAGGAGCATTTCATTCAAAAAATGGAAGCAATACCAATAGGCTAGAAAATGAGTTTGATTGGAAGGGTGTGTCTTTTGAAATTAAAGAAGAACTAAGAGCAGAGTTTAATGAGAACAGATCTAACCCATGTATGGGAGATGCTCTAGATTTCAACTATATATCCTACTTTGAAGAAAACTCATTTCCTAAACAAATAGATTATCTTCAGGTAGACATTGATGCTGGTTACAATCTAAACGGAAGGCCAGATGGAAATGCCTACACAAGTTTGCATGGACTAATAGCAGTACCATTAAATTCATACAGGTTTACTGTTATTACATTTGAGCATGATGCAAACATGTACTGGCGTAATGTTGCTATGAGAGATGTTCAGAGAGAGATACTAGACTCACTTGGGTATTCAATTGTTGCTAGAACTGAATCAGAAGACTGGTGGGTTGATCCAACTGTCATTGATTTAGAATCTTACAGAAAACATTTTAGATGGGATCATCTGTGAAAATGTATAAAAATAAAGATTGGCTACATAGGAGATACGTTGTTCAAAGGAAAAGTATGGAAGAAATTGCACAGGAATGTGGCGTAACAGTTATGACCATATATAGAGCATTAAAAGAAAAGGGTTTAATTAAATGACACCTTCACCAGTTTTTGAGGATTCAAAAGTATTTAAATACGATGACCTTTATTTGCTTACAGTAGGGACAGAAGCTGGTAAAGAAATTCTATCAACATGCCTTGATATTGCTCATATGCTTATAAAGAAAAATATTTCATATGGAAATTCAGCCCTAGATCCAGTTCGTATATTTTCCAAGGCAGGTCCAAGAGAGCAGCTATACGTCAGAATTGATGATAAATTAAATAGATTAATTAAGGGAGAAGAATATCCAGGGGATAATGATATTGATGACCTTATTGGATATTTAATATTACTCAAAGTTGCTAAGGAATTTGCTATTTCAGTCGACTAGAAGTATAATGTATTTATATGGAAATTGAACTAGCTGATCATTTTGATCGTATGAATAAAGTAGTTGAAGAACTACTTAGGGGCAACAGCCCTACACAGATTGCTACCCTTACTGGTCTTAAGAGGGCAGAAGTCATTGAGCTAATAGATGAGTGGAAGAGTGTTGTCCACAACGATACATCAGCCCGTGAACGTGCTAAGGAGGCTATCTCTGGAGCTGACCAACACTATGCAATGCTGATAAAAGAAGCATGGAAAACAGTTGAAGACGCTGATCAAGCAGGTCAGCTTAGTGTTAAATCTGGTGCACTTAAGCTAATCGCTGACATTGAGGGCAAAAGAATTGGAATGTTACAAGAAGTCGGTTTGCTTGACAACGCAGAGATGGCAGGACAGATAGCTGAGGCGGAAAGAAAACAAGAAGTTCTAGTTAAGATTCTAAAAGAAGTTACTGCAACATGTCCTAAGTGTAAGATGGAAGTGGCTAAACGTTTATCACAAATTACTGGAATTGTTGAGCCGATAGAGATTATTGAGGAAGTCAGTGGAATTTAATTTTGATGACCTCATTGATATACTTGATGGAGAAGAGTTTGAAGAAAGACCTGTCGATCTAAGAACATTTGTAACAGACAAAAATTATTTAGGTCTTCCTGAGTTGTCAGAAAATCAGTATACTTTAATTGAAAAATCTTCTCAGATTTATAAAGAGTCAACTCTAATTAAACTTTTTGGTGAAAAGGAAGGTTCTTTAAGATATAAACAGACATGCAATGAAGTTGTAGCTCAATTAGGTAAGGGTAGTGGAAAAGATTATTGCTCTACCATATCTGTTGCTTATATTGTTTATCTTCTACTATGCCTTAAAGATCCAGCATCCTATTATGGTAAGCCACCAGGTGATTCAATTGATATTATCAATATTGCTATAAATGCCCAGCAAGCAAACAATGTATTCTTTAAAGGATTCAAGAATAGGGTAACACACTCACCCTGGTTTGTAGGTAAGTATTTTGAAAAAGCTTCAGAGATAAAGTTTGATAAGAATGTTACAGTTTACTCTGGACACTCAGAAAGAGAAGCTTTTGAAGGCTATAACGTTCTTGTCGCAGTGCTTGATGAAATTTCTGGTTTTGCTTTAGACAGTACAAGCGGACATGATCAGGCAAAAACAGCAAGTGGCATCTATGATATGTATAGGGCATCTGTAGATTCTCGTTTCCCAGATTACGGCAAAGTAATTCTTCTTTCATTTCCACGTTTTAAGAATGACTATATTCAGCAAAGATATGACGAAATTATTTCAGAAAAAGAAGTTATATCAAGATCACATAGATTTAAACTAGATCCAGACCTTCCAGAAAATACAGTAGGTAATGAGTTTGATATATTTTGGGATGAAGATCAAATTATTTCTTACAAGTATCCAAGAGTCTACGCAATACGTAGGCCCACCTGGGAAGTTAATCCAACAAGAAGTATAGAAGATTTTAAAATTGCATTCTACAGAGACGTAACAGATGCTCTGGGAAGATTTGCATGTATGCCACCAGAAGCAATTGATGCTTTCTTTAAATCTCGTGAGAAGATTGAGATGGCATTTAAAGATCTATCTATAGCAGTTGATGGCTTTGGAAGATTTGAAGATTGGTTCTTGCCAGAAGAAGATAAAGATTACTACATACACGTTGACTTAGCTCAAAAACATGACCATTGTGCTGTATCTATGGCCCACATTGAAAAGTTTGTTAGTGTAAAAGTTACTGATACTTACTCTCAGCCAGCACCAATTGTTAAGGTGGATGCTGTTATGTACTGGACACCTACTTCAGACAAGTCAGTGGATTTTGCTGAAGTAAGAGATTATATTCTGTCTCTTAGATCCAGGGGATTTAATATTAAGATATGCACATTTGATAGATGGAACTCTCACGACATGATGCAGCAGCTCAAGCAGTATGGAATAAATACTCAAACTTTATCTGTTGCAAAAAAACATTACGATGACATGGCTATGGTAGTTTTAGAAGAAAGATTAAATGGACCTCATATACCATTGCTTGTAGATGAATTATTAGAGTTAAGAATTATGCGTGATAAAGTTGACCACCCAAGAAAAGGCTCTAAAGACTTAGCCGATGCTGTTTGTGGTTCAATATATAATGCGATTAGTTTAACAAGAGAAGCTTTTGGAGACATTGAGGTTCATGACTATGCTTCTGTAAAAAAACAATATAGAGAAAGTTTAACACAAGAAAGCCCGAATTTAATTAAGGCACCTTCAGCAATGCCTAGGGATCTTTCTGATGCATTAAGTGGAATGGAAATACTATGAGTATATATCAAGAAAAAGCTAAAGAGTGCAAGTGCTGCAGCAAGCATGTTCCTTTGCCAACAAGACTAAAGGATTATGATGGCATACTTGTATGCCCAACAACATTTGACAACATTCATGAATATAAAAGAGTGTGGTCTGATATTGGCAAGAGACCGCCTGGCAGCATAAGAAAACATTTTTCAGAGTATGTTCAACAAATAGTAGAGCAGTCTATTGACAAAATCGGTAACTAAATAATATAATTAGGCTAAGCAACAATAGCTTAGTTGGTTAAAGCCCCGAACTCATAATTCGGTAATCGTAGGTTCAAGTCCTACTTGTTGCACAGAAAGGTAGCAATGTCAAAACCATTTGATGAAGAAGATGAAGAAGATCTAATGATTAAGATTCAGCATTATCTAGATATTGGTGCAATTAAAATTGTTGGATTCTCAAAAGACGGAGAAGCAATTTTTGAGTTAAATGAAAATGTAACTCCATTACTTGCACCAGATTTGTGGGAAGCTCATGAGCATTATGTAGAATCCGAACTAATAGATCTATTAAATAGTGATTTAATGCAGGTTGAGTATGATGAAAATCTTCGGGTAACATATAACTTTACAGAAGAAGGATATAATATAGCAAAGCAAAAGGGAATAATTCCATTAGAGGCTATTGAAGATTTTGATTTTTAATAGTATAATTTAATTATACCTCTGTAGCTCAGAGGAAGAGCAACAGACTTCTAATCTGTTGGTCGCTGGTTCGATTCCAGCCAGGGGTACCACAACAAGTATCGCTTATAAATAAGGAGAAAAAATGAAAACAGTAGGAGATAGATTAGGTAACTTTGCGGTTACTGGAGTTAAGCCAGGGGCTTTGTCGTATGATGAATCTTCTTTTGAGATAGTTAATCAAGATTCTTTCCCAGGAAAATGGAAGATTATTGTATTCTATCCAAAAGATTTCACATTTGTATGCCCAACAGAAATTGTTGCGTATGACGCTTTAGTTAATGACTTTAACGATAGAGATGCAGTTTTAATGACTGGTTCAGTTGACAATGAGTTCTGCAAGATTGCATGGAGAAATGCTCATGACGACCTAAAGAAAACAAACTCTTGGTCATTTGCAGATACTGCACACCAACTAGCAACCGACCTTGGTGTTCACCACTCTTCTGGAGTAACTTATCGTGCCACCTTTATTGTTGATCCAGACAATATTATTCAGCATGCAACAGTAAACAATTTGGATGTTGGAAGAAACCCAGACGAGACATTGCGTATTCTAGATGCACTTCAAACAGGAGAGCTATGCGCTTGCAATAGATCTTTGGGCGGGGAAACGCTGTAATGAATTGGGTGGATCAGCTTAAAGATTCTCTTCCAGAATATGCTAAAGATATAAAGCTAAATCTAGATGCAGTAATTAATAGGTCAACAATTGAACCAGAGCATGCCACGTATTTATCAATTGCTGCAGCCTTTGCAACTGGAAATTCTAAGTTGCTTGCATTTATTACTGCAAGCGCTACTGATGAAGTTGAAAAAAATGCAGCCTTAACGGCTGGTGCTATTATGGCTCAAAACAATGTATGGTATCCATTTATTGAAATGGCAGATGATCAAAACCTTAAGGGGTTGCCAGCCCAGCTAAGAATGAATGCAATCACCTCTCACGGTGGAACAACAAAGGGTAGGTTTGAAGCTTATTCTTTAGCATCATCAATTATTGGCAAATGTCATTTTTGTGTTAAAGCACACTATGAAACATTGAAAGAGGAAGGCTATACGGTTGAGCAGTTGCGTGATATCGGAAGAATTGCAGCAACAATTAATGCATTAGCAAAAATTCTTTCTGCTTAATGCCAATGTAAGGTTATGGATATATTATGAAGAAAGCAATTGTTACTGGAGTTGGTGGAGGAGTAGGTAACCTATTGGCAGAGCGCTTGTCTGATAGCGGTTACTTTGTTATTGGAACATCAAGAAATCCAGAGGGAGTAAAGAATTTAAATTTTGATAATATAAAAATTGAACACTTAGATTTGTCAGATGAGACAAGTATTGGTAATTTTTATAAAAAATATCAAGATGAAACAATAGATCTAATTGTAAATAATGCTTCATGCGCTGGGATTGATGGGGCTAAACAGTTATCTTCAGAAACCCCTAAAAACTTTTTGCATTCATATATGGTTAATGTTGCTGGCCCAATGTATTTGTCAAAACTTTTTATACCAAACCTTAAAAAATCTGACAATGCCACCATTATTTTTATATCTTCATTTGCAAAAAAACATTTCTATGCTGGCGGAGGAAACTATGCTACCTCAAAGCTATCAATATCTGGACTTGCAAAATTATTTAGGCTAGAGCTATCTCATTTTAAGGTAAAGGTTACAGAGGTATGTCCAGCAGCAATTAATACCCACCAGCATAATGATGGGGCATTGGAAGCAGAAGATATAGCAAATGCTATATTGTGGGTAGGTAAATTGCCTCAGAGATGTAATATTGATCTTATTGAGATATCCCCTTCTACTGGAGCACAGGCATGAATAAAAATATAGTTGTTGTTGGTGGAGGTAGTGCTGGATGGCTTACTGCTTTAACAGCAAAGAAGAATTATCCAAAACTAAATGTTACTGTAATAGAATCAAAAGATATTGGAATACTTGGTGCAGGAGAAGGATCTACTCCGTATCTTCCTGCATTCTTAAAAACATTGGATATAGGGGTAGAGGATTTAGTAAAAAATTGTGATTTAACTATAAAAAATGGAATTAAGTTTACTAGATGGAACAACCAAGATGATTTTTACTACCACGGATTTGACTTTACAGACCCAACTGTTGGAACAGAAGGACTTTCTTCTATGTTTTTGTCTTCAAGCCCCATCCTCGTTTCAAGTATTGCACTAAACAATAGCTTAAAAAATGTAGACTTTACAGAAACAGTTTCAGAAAATAACAAAGTTCCCTTCATTATTGAAAAAAATAAAGATGGAAAATCTATATCAGACTATAAACAGATAGGTCTTGTTTCTTTTCATTTTAATGCTACAAAACTTGCAGCAAGGCTTAAAGAGATAGGAATAGAAAGAGGAATTAAAGTTTTTGAAGATACAATAATCAAAGTGTCTTTAGATGAGTCAAGCAATGTAACAAGCTTGGATCTTGATAACGGAAATAGCATTCCTTCCGATTTTGTTTTTGATTGCAGTGGATTTCATAGGCTTATTATTGGAAAAACATTTAACTCAAAATGGAAAAGCTATAAGGAATTTTTACCAACAAATTCTGCCGTCCCATTTTTTATTGAAATGACAGATGCGATTCCTCCATACACAGAAGCAATTGCAATGAAATATGGTTGGATGTGGAAAATCCCATTACAATCAAGATTTGGCTGTGGCTATGTGTATGATTCTTCTTTAATATCAGAGCAATCTGCCATTGAAGAGATAGAAGAATTACTAGGATTTGTTCCAACATATCCAAGAAAAGATAAAGGCGGATTTAGTTTTAGTCCAGGGTCATTCGAAGAGCCTTGGCAAAACAACTGTGTTGCAGTTGGGCTTGCAGCAAACTTTGTAGAGCCCCTAGAGGCAACTTCTCTTTGGGTCAGCATGGTTCAGCTGACAGAAATATTTGGCGCACCAAGCCTATTTGTTAGCAACACTCAGCAAATAAGAGATGAGTTTAATAAAAAGATTGTAAGAATGAATGACGATATACTTAACTTTATATACTTTCACTACATGTCTTTAAGGAAAGACACACCATTTTGGGAAAAATTTTCTTATGAAAACGCCCCAGAAGAACTAAGGAATAAGATAAAAATTTGGGAAAGCAGAATGCCAGGGAAACTAGACAATGGAGAGTATTGGAAGTCCAAGAGCTGGTTTGTGGTAGGATCTGCTATAGACAAAATAAATAAAGAACTTGCCAAAGAATACGTAGAAATTTATAATGAGTACAAAAAAGCTATTGATCTGTATGACTACTATAGTACATATCGTAATCACAAGGTGTCAGAATGTGTAGATCACAGGAAATTTTTGGAGGGATTAAAATGAAATTTAGAACAGAGTGGATTAATGCTCTAAAGACAATGAGGCATAAGTCTTATTGGGACCTACCAAATACCGTAGAGTTCTTTGCCTTTATGACCAAGGCAGCAATTATTATTCCAGGTCTTATTTTTGGTGTACAGTTTTGGTGGCTATACATCTTTGCACTAATAACTAGTTTATCTTTAATTTGGTCATCAACAGTTAAAACATTACCAACAATTATTTGGTTTAATATAATATGGTCTTTGCTCGCCACAACTGCTATAATTAAGTATTGGGTCTAAGGAGGACTATATGTTTGAATATTATGTAAAGAAAGTAAGCAAGGTTGTAGATGGGGATACTATTGATGTAGATATCGATCTTGGATTTGATATATCATTTACTTCAAGGGTAAGACTGGCTGGTATAGACACCCCAGAAAGCCGTACAACAGACAAGATGGAAAAGGCACTGGGTCTTGAAGCCAAGGCTTATCTTAAGAATGCAATCGACTCAGCTAAAACTGTCGTTATTAAAACAGAAAAGATGAACTCATCTGAAAAGTTTGGTCGCATTTTAGGTTGGGTTTTCTTGGACGGATCAGATAAATCTATTAATCAAAAGATGATTGAAGATGGTCATGCTTGGGGTTATATGGGAGAAACAAAAATTAAAGACTTTGATGCACTAGCAAAAGCTAGGGCTAAATCAAAAAAATAGTTGCAATTTTATTTGCTTAAATGATATAATATATTAGTGCCTGCCAAATGGGGGTACTAATTTAACTCGCTTAAAAGGAGCAAAAATGGTAACAAATTTCGCCATGGATCTTTTCAAGGATCCATTTTTTATTGGTTTCAACCGAGAGTTGGAACGTTTTAACAGTCTAAGTAAAGTAAATAATACAGCTTTCCCGCCGTATGATTTGTTAAAGCTAGACGAAGATAACTATCAGCTTTCGCTGGCAGTGGCTGGATTCACAAGAGATAATCTAACTGTATCTATTGAAGACGGAAGTCTATGGATTACAGGTGAAATCAAAGAGGTAATAGACGCAGAAGTTGTTCATAAAGGAATAGCTGCACGTAAGTTTACAAGAATCTTTGAGCTTAGTGAATACATGGAAGTATCCAATGTCGAGCTGAAGGATGGAATGCTACACATTAATGTAGTAAGAAACATCCCAAAGGAAAAGCAACCAAAAATTTTAAAGATCAAATAATATTGCGACCTGGGTAAGTCCAAAAACTGCCTACTAATATTAAGGAATAGGTATGCCAGTATACGAATACAAATGTTCATATGATGAAGCACATGCATTGATGTCAGTAAATAGATCAATTACAGATAGTGATCCAGGTTATACATGTGTTGAATGTGATTCAAGTATGATAAGACATTTCACCCCATTTGGTATACAATTTAAAGGTAATGGCTTTTATAAAACAGATAATCCTAAATAGTTAAAGTGGTATAATTACTAGGTAGACATATTGTTTACTTAGGGGCCCTACTTGACAAGGAATAAATTATTTAGAATAACAGCAGCCACAATGCTTGCATTTGGTTGGCTCTTTATGTCACCCGCTTATTCTGATGATCCACTAAGCTTAGCAGCTCAAGAAATTGAAGACCTAAACAATAGCGTTGACGACCTTGGTTACAAGGATAAATTTATATCCTTAATCCAAGAAGCAGAAGACAAATATGATCTTGCCGTATCTGCAGAAGAAGCCAAGACACAAACCTCTGTCCTATATGATGACTCCCTTGACGCAGAAACCACGGCACTTGAAGAAAAAGATTTAGCCCAATCAGCAGTAGATGGACAAACAGCCACAGTAGCCACTGCCCTAACTAATAAGAATAATGCACTAGATGCACTTGAAGTAGCCAACATTAATCTACAAACAGCACAATCTAACATGCAGTCTGCTGGAGGAACAGGTTTGGCATACACTGTTTATACTCTTGTTAGACAGGGTAATGTTGCTACCCCAGGATCTGTTCTTTGTTCTGGTACTTGGAACTCAAGCCACATGCAACTACCAGTTTGTGGTAACAGATACGAAAACTTTATAGTTAAGTTCACTGGTCAAATAACAGTACCGTCTTGGTTCACATCAACCTACTTTGCAGGATATACAGATGATGGGTTTAGAATGTATGTTGATGGGCAACTTGCCGTTGATAACTGGGTAGAGCAAGGTGCTACATGGAGCGACTATTCTCCAGCATATGATGTTAGTGAAGACAAGACTTTAGATGTAGAAATATGGTGGTATAACGGCGGAGGCCCAGGTTCATATCATCTTGGATGGGCAATTCCTGGAGGATGGACTGGAGCAGGATGTGACTATGCTGGAAATCCAAGAGTCTGGGGACAAAATTTTAGCTGTAACCTTAATACATTTTCTTCTGGACCAGGTGCAACACAGGAGCAGATAGATGATTATAACCAAGCACTTGCCACAAAGAACTTAGCACAAGATGTATATAATGACAAACTAAATATTTATAATCAAGCAGTTTCAACATTAAATAATTATAATCAAACATTAATTAATAAAACAAACGAATATAACAACGCAGTTTTAAATGTTGCCACTGCATTGCAAAATAAAAATAATGCTGAAGATGCATACGAGCAGTCAATAAATAATCTTAATAGTGCGATTGATAACGCATGGCGTTACTATGAAGAACAATTACAAAGAGAAATTCAGTCTGCTATTGCTCAGGCAGCAGCTAACGCTGCAGCCAATCAGCCTACTCCAGAACCAACTCCAGAAACAACTCCAGAACCTACCCCAGAACCAAGTACTGAACCTACAGATGAACCTACAGATGATCCATCTCCAAAGCCTACAGAGGAACCTACAGGTGAGCCAACAGAGGAGCCAAGTCCTGAGCCTACAGAAGAGCCTACTGAGGAACCAAAGCCCACTCCTACGCCAAAGCCCACTCCTACGCCAAAGCCATCTACTGAGCCTACAGCAGAGCCTACAGAGGAACCAACTCCTGAACCTACAGTAGAACCTACACCAGACCCAGAACCAACTACAGAACCAACTACAGAGCCTACTGAGGAACCCACAGAAGAGCCTACGCCTGAACCCTCGCCAGAACCAGGACCAGATCCTGAGCCTGAAGAAAACCCATGGACTGAGCCAGATGTAGAAGTTAAAGATGAGGTTTTAGCAGAACTTATTCCTGAAAAGGGTACAGGAACAGCAGAAGACTTATCTGGAGTTATTGCTAACCTTACAAGCAAGGATAATAAGTTAGTTACTCTTTCCCCTGAACAAGTAACAGCAGTTAGCCAAACACTTAGAGCCTTGACGCAAGAAGCAAAGGCTGAGGTTGCAGAAGACCTTGGGATTAAGCCTTCAGAGGTTGCACAAATTGCTGAGCAGATGAAGTCTAACCCAGCACTGGCAGAAGCATTCGTTGAGTTTACAGATAGAGAGGCGGAGGCAGGAGAAACTCCAATGCCATTTACATTAGCAGATGCAGTAACAGAAGTACAAACAGAAGAATTCTTAGCAGACCCACTTGGAGCGGTATTTGCGGTGGACCCAGTAGAACTACTATCTAATTTCTCTGAATTAGGTATGGACATGACAGATGATCAGAGAGAAAAAGCACAGGAAGTAATTGTCCCAGTGGTCATTGTATCACAAATTGCAGGGGCAATGATAAGGAGGAATAAATGAAAATAATGAAAAAGGCATTTAATCTTATAGGCAAGGCTATTAAGGGCTTGGCTAAGTGGTTTAAAGATGCAGGAATGGAGCTAATTGCCCAGGCATTCACCCTCCTTGGATTCTTTATCGCATGGTTAACTTTGACTGGCTCAGCTAGAGATATTGTTGGAATTGCAGTATTAATAACTACTGTAATTTGGCTAATAACTATACCACTTAGAAAAGACGATAAATAGTGTATAATTGTACTATGAGAAAAATATTTTCTATTGCTTTAGCAGGCTTACTAATGATATCATTAAGTGCATGTTCACCAGAATCTTTAAATAGATACCGATATCCATGCCAAGATCCTAAAAATTGGGAAATTGCAGAATGTAATCCTCCAGAATGCGAAGCTACGCAGACTTGCACAAAAGATGTAATAAAAATTACACCTAACACACCAGAACAGGAAATAACAAATGGCTAAACAAAAACTAACGCCCGCAGATTTAGATGCTCGATTAAAGTTTATTCTAGGAATAACTCTTGGAAGTATTCTTTTTATGACAGCTCTTGGAATTATCTATGGGCTGTTGTTTGTAACACAACCTATTGGAGCTCAGTCAGAAAATGACAAAATGTTCTTCAATGTTCTAGGTAGCATTGCAACATTTATTACAGGAACACTTGCAGGAATTCTAATTGGTAACTCAGGCGCTAAAGATATTATGGCGGCACAGATACAAAATAAAGAAGTAGATGCAAAAAATACACAGGCAGATAAAAAATTAGAAGCAGAAATTGATGCAACTGCAGCTCGTTTGGCAGCAAAGCCAGATGGAGCAATGCCAGAAGAGCAACCAGTTGATCTAGATTGGGATAAAGACTAATGTCAGAACAAGGTACAGCAGCTCGTCTAATAGAAGTTGCTACAGCAGAGCTAGGAACTATTGAAGGTCCTAAAGACAACGAAACTAAATACGGTGCTTTTATGAAAGCAAACTTCCAACCATGGTGCGGAAGTTTCGTAAACTGGTGCGGGTCAGAATCTGGCGTAAAGATTCCTAATACTGTTTACACACCAGGAGGTGCAGCAGCATTTAAAAAAGCTGGTGCTTGGATTGATGTAGATGTTGCAGATCCAGAGCCAGGAGATATAGCGTATTTTGATTTCCCTTCAGATGGCGTCGATAGAATTTCTCACGTAGGTATTGTTGTTAAAGACAATGAGGATGGAACTGTTTGGTGTATAGAAGGAAACACATCTTCAAAAAAGTCTGGAAGCCAAAGAAATGGCGGAGAAGTTTGCAAACAACTTCGTGCTTACAAGAAAAATAAAGCTGGTGTTCTTATTTCAATCGTAGGATTTGGAAGACCAAAGTTTGGTGCTTCAGCAACTACAGCAAAAAAGGCGGCGGCAACAAAAGATACTGCACAAAAGATACCAGCAAAAGTGGATCCTAAAGTAAAAGCAGCAATTGATTTATTAACTAAAAACGGATATACTGTATCAAAGTAAATGAATAAATATTTGATTAAGCTAGAAATTTCAGCAGAGGTAGAAGCTTTTGATGAAAATGATGCAAAGGAATACATTTCGGATGTATTTGGCACAGACGATGAAGTAAAGTCTGTAAAAATTGCATCAATAAAAATAAAAGGGGACAAAAAATGAAATCACTATATGACCTAGAACTAAATGCAGCAGACGGCACACCAGACTTTTTGAAAAAGTATAAGGGTAAGGTTACAATGTTTGTAAACACTACAGTAGGTTGTGGAAATGCAAACCAAATGGAGGTCTTAGAGTGGCTTCAGCAGAAATACAAGGACAGAGGCTTTGAGATTGTAGCTCTTCCAACAAATGATTACTGCGGTCCAGGAGTTACAAAGGGAGCATGGTCACAAGGATTAGTTGAAGGAATGGATTCACAAAACTATGGTTGCGATGTATACGGGACTACATTTGGATTCTCTGAAAAAGTAAACTCAATTCCAAACAGAGAGATAGTCGGAGATCTAAATGGAATAGACCAGCCATTTGGAGAGCCAAGCGAAGTTTTTAATGTAATTTCAGATCACGCAAATAATTTATGGGGTAAGGCCCTAGAGCTAGGAATACAATTCCCATTCGACCAGTATTACTCATGGTGGCTATGCCAAGGCTTTTATGCTGGAGCAATCCAGGCCGCAAATTTTGAAAAGTACTTAGTAGACAAAGATGGCTTTGTAGTTAAGCACTATTCACCTTCAGTTCTCAACCTTGATGTTGAAAAAACATTAAAGGAGAACCTAATAAAAGATTTAGGTCTAGACTACGGAGATTTTGGATCAGAGCTATCTAGAATAAATCACGAACCTAATCTTTCTATAGGGGAAGGTGGCAGAGTAGAGCTTGCTGCCGACCATATATTAATGGTCTCTCATAGACAACAAATTGCACCAGGACCAGGGCACGGAAGATCTTACAAGCTATTTGAAGAAGAGTGGGATGTTGTATGCTCACACATTGAAGAATTGCTAAATGGTGAAGTTTCAATGATTAACCCAAATAAATAACAAAAACAGTTGACAACTACTGTTTTGCTCCTGTATAATAATATATAGGTATAAATAAGACAAATTGGACAAATGCTACACTTATATGAAAACGGAGTAGAAATTCTAAGGAATAGAATTCCTAGTAATAAGTTTGATTTATACTGGAACAATTATAACTTAATTGTTTGGGAGAAAAATAATAGCGGATATTTTGACACCAAAGGTATTTATAAAAACAATTCCTGGGGAATCGCAAATGAATTTCCAGTTAATTCAAAAGGGGCATGGACTCTTCCGCTAAAGTATGTCAAATATTTTAAATGAATTAGATTCAGATGAACAGTCAGTAAGATGGTGGCATTTAGCTGCATGCAGTGGAATGGATACTAATCTATTCTTTGATCAATACGAGTCAGATGTTAATATGGCTAAAGCTATAGATCAGTGTTGTTTATCCTGCCCAGTCAGATCCATTTGCTATGAGTCTGGAGTAAAAAACAGCGAGTATGGTGTTTGGGGTGGAGTTTTTCTTTCATCTGGTTTGGTTGATAAAATGAAAAATGCTCACAAAACAAAAGAAGTTTGGAAGCATCTAAAGGCTAATAAAAATGTCTAATGTGTATGACAACCATCATTTTAAATATGGAATGAATCAGTGGACTGGTGAACCAAACAAGCCAGTTTTTTATAATGAAGATATGAAGAAAAAGCTAAGAGAATTAAATAAACCAATGTTTTTGTTAATGGATGTTGTTCAGTATCCAGAGTTTCTTGCTTTAAGGTTATATGAGGATAATTTTATACAGTTTGATGGAATTGAAAAAGAAAAGGTTATAGATTATGTGTCTAAAGCTAAAAAACTACTTGAGTCGTATGGTGTTCGAGTAGAACTAGAAGGAAGGCCAATGGCATGAGTGAATTAAAATCAGAACATATTTCCGTAGTTGATAATTTTCTTAAAGAAAACTTAAACGGCAGCACCCACTATATGTTAACTATTGCAAGAGATGGAGAAAGTCCCGCTAGATCTATCTACCACTACAACAGCCCAATAGATGTCACTGATGCATACAATAAGTATACTGACTGGGGATTTGCAAAAGATTACCTAACAGTAACAATGTACGGACCAGGTGGACAACTAGCCCAAAAAGTTAATCGCAGATCGTCGGGCGGAACCCAGGGAGACTGCACTTTTGTCAGAGAAGATTACATAAAAGCAGAAAAAATAATTCTAAGCTATAAAAATGATATGACAAAAGATGTATACACAAGCCTAGTAAAAGATTTTGCTGGGCTTTTTTCAAGAGACAACATTAGATTTAATGTTAGTCGTTTTTTTAAAGAAACAGAATGCGAAGAGGTTTTTGAATGAGTGAAAAGATATTTTGTTATTCATGTAACAAAACAAAGAATAAGCTAAACTTAAAGAAGTCATCATTGCTTACAATAAACTTATTTCTTTGCCAAACATGCATAGACAATAAGTTTGAGCCAAGGTGGGTAATCCTTATTGCTGGAAGACAAAATGGGCACGAATTAGTTAAAGATTTTATACAAAAAAAGAGATATATTGGCGCGGATATTACAGCATCTGAGTTATTAATTTAGACTAATTATAAGGTATAATTACCTTATAATGGAAACAATTTATATAACGGTTGTAGCATCAATATTAGCTGCAACGCTTAGCGGATTTGCTACTGCGTTGGTTAATGGATTTAGAGACTCTAAAAAGGAAAAAATCAGGCGGGAAGAGCGTGAAAAAGACCACCTTAAATTAGATATAAAAGATCTAAAGATAGAGTTATACCAACTTGAAAAAGAATTAAATGAGTGGAAAGATAAATATTATAAAGCCATTCAAGACCTAATTGAAATGAAATCTGAGCTGGAAAGCGTATTATCACAATTAAATCATATAGAATATCATGAGATGCTGGACACAGAATAATTAAAATAGTACAATAAAGGTATGACTTGTATTGTTGCAATTGCTCAAGGTGGTGTCGTTTATATGGCATCAGATCATGCTGCCTCAGATGATAAAACTGGTTGGATCCTAGCAAGAAAAGAACCAAAGTGTTTTAAAGTTGGTCAGTATGCTATTGCATTTACAGATTCATTTCGCATGGGTCAAATTCTTCAGTATATGTGGACACCACCAAAATATACTCCAACTAAAACAAATTCTGGTTTAGATAAGTTTATGAGAACCAAGTTTGTTGATTCAGTTAAGGCTGCATTTAAAGAGCATGGATATGGAAGCATTGGATCCTCTTCAGAAGAGGATACAGGTGGAATTTTTATAGTTGGGCTTGAAGGTAGAATCTTTACTATAGATGAAGACTTCCATGTTGGAGAAAATGTTGTAAACTATATGGCAGAAGGTAGCGGTGGAATGATTGCGCTAGGTGCACTTCATGCTACAAAGAATCAAAAAAATCCTAGACTGAGGCTTAAGGCAGCATTAGAAGCAGCAACTGAGTTTAATATGAGCGTAGCTGCCCCCTATACATATATTCAAGTTTAGTGTATAATTGAACAATGGACATCAATGACCTAAGACCAGACTATTCACATTCAATGGACATAAGAGGCGTTCCAACACATGTATGTCCATGCGGTTGTGAAGTTTGGAATCTTAAAGTCATTTTTGATAGTTGCGAGATTGCAACTTATTTTTTAGACATGGAGTGTGCTAATTGTGGCACACTGGCAACTGCACCAACGCCACTTGATAGAGATGAAGAATAATGAGAGCGCAAAGAAGAATAGATTTACTAGAACTTGAGCTATTTAAACTTAGAATTGAATTAGATATAATGCATGAAATTATGAGCAACATTGTAAATACTCAAGTGCAGGCAGCGGAAGCCAAAAATATGGATTCTGGAAAATGGTATCCACGCACAAGACCACCACAGAGCTAACAGCCTATTGACAACCATCGCTGCATTTAGTAGAATTAGCTTTATGAAAAAACTAATAACTATGGCAATTATCGCCAGCACACTCGCTATTACCACAATGCCTGCACAGGCAAATCTAAAGCCAAAAACAGTTGTCCCAACATTGGCTATTTTAGACACAGCGCTAGACACATCAATCCCATCAATTAAGTCAAGACTAGTTGCTGAGGTATGCATTTTAGATTGGCCATCATGTCCAAATAAAACTAAATTTATGGAGGGCGCAGGAGCATCAGTTCTTCCAATTAGTATGTTATCAACAAATAATTTTAACCATGGAACCCAAATGGCTTCCGCAGCAATTGCATCTAACCCAAATATTAATATTGTATTTATTAGAATTGTTGGTAACACAACAAAAGGCGGACAGCAAACTTATGGTCTAAACACTCTTGTAAACGCTTTAACATGGGTTAATAACAACAAGGCAAAGTATAATATTGTAGCAGTTGCATCATCTCATGCTACTAATGCTCCAGTTATTAAGCGCAGCGCAACATCTGCTTATTGTTTACCAACAGCAGTTGATACAGTAGTTTCTAATTTAAATAACTCTGGTGTACCAGTATTTTTCCCTTCTGGAAATAGCGCGGGAAACCCAAATATGGCAGGCAAGATTGAATGGCCAGCATGTATTAGCCAGTCAATTGCAGTTGGTGGAGTTGAAACTCTAAATCTAGATAAGCCTCAAGTTTCTTTAACAAGTAACTATGATGTAAACCTTGTAGATCTATGGGGTGAAATCCAGCAGCCAACTATTTATCCTGGAAATGTTAACGGGTATTCTTATGGAACATCTGTTTCCGTTCAGGTAATTGCTGCAAAGTACGTACACCTTAAGACTACAAAGCCTACATTAACATCAGCACAGCTGATTTCATTAATGAAGACCGCTTCTGATCCAGTAGAAAACCGTTATGGACAAAAGGTTTATTTGTTTAACTTGAGTAAAGTAATCAATGGATAATAAGCTAACTGTACTAGAAGAAATTATTAAAGACATTGGTGAGGAGTTGTACCAGAAATGGTACAACGCCTTAGCAATTGAAGATAGAACAGAAGAAGCCTCTAAGGCAATGGCTGCTAATGCAGGAGAGACTGCAATTTGGGTAATTCAAACATTTATGAATAAGTTCAATGATGCAGCGGATGAATTAAAAGGAGACTAAATTGATTGTTACAGACGAAAGCTTTGATAGGGTTTTAGATTCTCACGCTTTAGTCCTTATCGACTTTTGGGCACCATGGTGCGGTCCTTGCAAAAGGATATCTCCTATACTAGATGAGATATCAAATGAGTGCGGGCTCTGGGTAGGAAAGCTAAATGTTGATGAAAATCCTGTAAAATCAGCAGAATACTCTGTAACTTCTATCCCTTATATGGTACTATTTAAGTCGGGGAAACCAGTAAAGACTATTACTGGAGCAAAACCTAAGCATGTAATGCTAGAAGAACTTTCAGAATGGATCTAGAAAACATAGATTCAAATCATTTAGAGTTTGAGATATGGCTCAAAAATGGTTACGATAGGGGCTGGGTCTCAGATGTATTTTGCGATACACACGATGGTCCGCCTTTAACAGATGAAGAAATGCAAGAATGGGAAGAAGGAGGAGATCCCTGCTCTTTCCATGTAAAAGTAAATGCACTACACTAAATTTCTGTAATCGCAAAGATGACAGAGGAAATAAGGAGAATAAATTAAATGAACTCATTTAAGAAAATCGCACTAGCCATGGTTGCAGCCATGACTTTGGGCACAATGGTAGCAACACCTGCAAGTGCTAACACCATGTCAGTTGTAGCATCCACATGGAATGCCGCAAAAACAGGTGGCGCAGGATATGACACGCCAGCAACTGCTGGAACAGCGCTAACGACTGCAATCGTACGTCCAGTACCTGCAGACAACACTGTTGACAATACAGACGTTGTTCAGATCGTAGCAACAGTCGTAGCAGGAACATCAGTTACTGCAACTTCAACAAATGCAACAATCGTATCTGCACTACACTCAACTGCTGCACCAGTAGGAGCAACATCAGGATCATCATCTTTGACAGTTGCAACTGGTACAGGAACAACAGCAACATTCTATGTCTACACAAAGACAACAGCAATTGGAACAGTTGTAGTTACAAATGGTCCAGTAACGGTAACATACTATGTACAGGGTACTGCTGGCCTAATCAATAATCTATCAGTTTCTGCACCTACAACAGGTGCTGCTGGTACAAAGCAAGACATCGTTGTAACCGCAACAGATGCATTTGGCAACAAGGTATCTGGTAAGTCAATTACAGCAACTGTATTTGCTTCAACAGCAGTTATGGATACAGCAACAGTAACAACTGGTGCTACACTAACAGATTTTGGAACAGCAACCTTTAAGGCCACTCTTCCAACAACAGGAACACGCTCACTAATTACATTTGCTCCAACAACATCAACAGATGCAGTTGCAGCAGCAGTAGTTGGTTTGACTGCCCCAACACTTGCTCCATTCGCAGAGATTTCAGTTCGTGATCTAGTATCAGAACTTGCTGCTGAAAAGGCTGCACTTGCTGCTGAAAAGGCTGCACACGCTTCAACAAAGGCTCAGCTTGAAGCAGAAGTTAAGGCTAAGTCAGATCTAGCAGCAAGCCTAGCAAAGGCTAATGCTGACATACTAAAGGCTACCGCAGAAGCAACTGATGCAAAGAAGGCAGAAGCAAGCGCTCTAAAGGCACTCGCAGATGCAGGCGTTGCTGCAGATAAGATTATTGCACAGTTCAAGTTGGACTTGGAAGCAGCGAATGCTTCACTTGCAACACTTACTGCAGAACTTGCAGAACTAAAGGCTTCACATGCCAAGGCACTTGCTGATCTAAAGGCTACATCAGATAAGGCACTTGCAGATGCAAAGGCTGCTTCAGATAAGGCAGTTTCAGATGCTGTAGCAACAGAAAAGGCAGCAGGATCAAAGGCACTTGCAGATGCAAAGACTGCATCAGATGCTGCCCTACTCGCTAAGGATGCACAGATTGCTAAGTTGACTGCAGATAATGCTGCAGCGATTAAGTCTATGAAGGCTGCATTTAACAAGTTGGCTACTCAGTGGAACAAGAAGAATCCAAAAGCTAAGGTTAACTTGCTTAAGTAATTAGTTTAATATGGGGCAGGGCAACCTGCCCCATATTTACTATTATGATAAAATATAAAATATGGAATGGGATCACTTTCACACAGTCAAGAAAAAAGTTTTAAATGAATTAATTAATGAAATAGAAAACTTAGAATTTCCGCCAGACTGGAGACCTAAAGACGTTTTAGGCTTAGTAATTAGAAAATTAAAAGAAAAAGAGGAATCATGCTAAAAAATTTAAAAAATTGGTTAGGCTTTAACTCAGTTGAATCTCAAGTTGAGGCTATGTTAGAAGAGATAAAGACTTCACCAAAGAAGGCACCAGCCAAGAAGGCACCAGCCAAGAAGGCACCAGCCAAGAAGGCACCAGCCAAGAAGGCACCAGCCAAGAAGGCACCAGCCAAGAAGGCACCAGCCAAGAAGGCAGTGAAGTGATGGACTCTAAGAGAAGGTCGTTGCTAAAGACTATTAGCTGGCCATTTGTACACTTTACTTTTGTTTCTGGAATAATTTACTTTACTCTTAAATACTTTACTGGAGAAGCAGAGTGGGAATATGTTGGTCTTTATGGTCTATCATATTTAGCGTTAGAGATGTCATTTTTCTTTATTCATGAAAGACTATGGGCAACGTTCGGCGGGAAAGTTAAGTAATGGGCAAACACCTAGATAAAATGCAGAGAGCATTAGCACAAAGACAATCAGGAACATATGCTAGCGGACAAAAAAAGCCAGGATCTATGAATATAAAAAAGACTGGATACAGAGGACAGAAGGCTAAAGGCTCTAAGTAATGTTTAGTGGATTTTGCGAAATAAAGGGTTGTGGGAAAAAAGCAACTAGGATTTCAGGAAGTCAGTCAGGCCCAATTATTGATATATGCGATGACTGCTGGCATGAGCAGTATAAGTCCTAATCAACTAAATGCTATAATAGAGGGATAAGCGGAATACTAGTCCCGCTTAAATAAATAACCTATAGGAGTAATAACATGTCAGACGGAAAAGACTTAAACGGATTTACATCACCAAAGGTAAATGATTCAACAGTATGGGGCAACAACGAGCAGTACGCAGCTGATCCAAAGGCAGCATTCCCATCAACAGACGTTTCAAACCAAGCACAGGCTCAGGGCCCTAAGTAATATGTGCGTTGAATGCGGTTGCGAAAGCTTAGGCAGTGAAACTGGTATTAAAGAAGTTAGTATCCAGGATGTTTCAGATCAAGGCAACAGATAATGTGTAAAGATTGCACTTGCGGTAAAAAAGAAGATATTCAATATGAGTCTTCTGTCGAGCCGTCTATGAATAATAACGTTGTGACCATCTCACAAATTAAGGGAGCATAGTGTCAGAAAATGTTGTAAACTCTGGAGAGGCAACAAAAAAGAATCCTTCTCAGGGTAAATTTAAATCTGGTATACAGGAAAAAAGACCACCAATGAAAATTGATGTCAATAAGCATGGAATTAGAAGAGAAACACCAGCAGTTCCACCTAAAAAATTTGGTAGAAAGAAGGTTTAATTATGGAAGCATTATCACAGACCACAAGTCAACTTGGAGGAAAACTCCTAGGAGGAGGGGGAACTGGGATTTGGCAGTACGAAAACTTTATTTCTAAAGAAGAGTGCGAAGAACTAATTAAATTCTTTAACGCAAATGAAGAGGAGTGGAGATTTATTTGCTTTTATGGATCTTACGGTATGCATGTTGTTTCTCCATTTACTAAAGAGCATGGTACTTCAATAACTGAAGAATATATGGCTAACCTAAGAGAAAGAATGATTCAGTACTGTTCTGATGCTGCTGGAAGACCTATGAAGATTAATAGTATGCATGCACAGAAGTGGGAGATTGGTGCTTATGCAAACGATCACTCAGACAACACAGACCTTGATGGCGAAGATATGGGCTGGGCTGATAACAAACAATACTCTGGGATATATCTAAATAGCCAACCAGACTATGAAGGTGGAGTTTTAAAGTTTAGAGATCACAACCTAGATGTTGTTCCACCTACTGGATCTTTTGTATCATTCCCTGGAGGCGTAGAAAATATTCATAGCGTTACTGAGATTACTGCTGGAACAAGATACACGATAGTAATATTCTGGGATTATGCAGATGCATGGTACTCTGAAGCACAGTTGCAAGAATGGGAAAGATTAATTTTTAAGGAAAGAATTCATCAATATCAATTGAAGCAGCAATGGAAAGACAAGGTAGCACATCCTTTGCTAGAAAATCCATATGCTGGAGTAGACAATCCAGAAGAATTACCAGAAGGACTAATGGAAAGCCTGACTTCTGCAGACATTAAGTGTAATGCTAGAAGAAATCAAGAGGCAGCAATTAAAGCTGGTAAGGTTCCAGCTGGAGTAGTTGTTGACCAGATAATTACAGAGGAAGATGTTTGATCTAGAAGCAGCCGTAAAGCATCACGGAACCTTTATCTTTGGCTCTCCAGAAAATTCGGAGGGGATTGATAAAAACGGCGATGCATATGATTATTCTTTTATGACAGAGACTGGTAAAGTTTCTTACGTAAAAAAGGATAAAGAATCGTATTTGGTTACTATAAATAACATAGTCTCAGATAAGATTGAAACAAGAGTACTTAGCTTGGATCAACTTACTAAATGGTTTTATGATCTATCTAACCAGTACTTTAAAGAAAACATAGAAGAAATAGAATTGGAGAGCTAAAAATGGAGTTTAATGAAATAGCAGATTCTGTTGGTTCTGAGCGAGAAGAAAACTTTAAAGATTATTTTATTAAGAATAAGCAAATTCTAGAAGATAGAAAAGTTATAATAGATAAAGAGCTATGGTATATTCCAGATTTTCTTACAAAAGAAGAACTCGATTACATAAAGCCATTTTGCGATGATAAAACTGGATGGTATCTAACATCAAGATCTAGCTCCATTAGAAATAAATTTATTGGGGTTAACTATAGAATGCACCCAGAAGGAACTATATGCCCAACACGTGGTATAGATTTAAGCAACAGCGCAATATTTCCAGATGAAACAGATTCACGATATCACCCAGAGTTGTGGTACAAGTCTGAAGGAGTATTCGATAGAATGAAAGTAGTACTTCCAAATAGATTAAATGAAGATATAACCTTACAATCATTCTGGCCTTTAGATGATTCAGATCACAGCGGTGCATATCAGTGGCACTGGGAGAAAAGCATGGCAGCAGAGCTTGGAGACACAGACTTCAATGATTTTGGAATGACTGCTGCATGGTCAATATACCTAAATGAAGATTTTGAAGACGGGCAACTAGAGTTTTCGAATAAGCCGTATGTAATTAAACCTAAAGCTGGAATGCTAATATCAATTCCAATGACAAAAGAATTTACTCATCGTGTAACTCCAGTAAAAAATGGAGAAAGGCATACTCTTTACGGAACATGCTTTAAAGATTTAAATGATAGAGAAATTTCTAACGGAGAAACTTGCTAGCTATTGACTATACATATTCATTATAGTATAATTAATATATGGAAACACTTACTATTATTTTTATCTTATCTTTAGCTGTGTGCGGTTATTTTGGATATAGACTTTATCAAGAGCTTTCTACAGTCATGGAAGCAAAAAGAATACACGAAAAAATGATGCAAGATCGTTTTTGGGCAAGTCAACAATCGTTTGAAGAGTAGGTAGATTTTATGATTAAGCCATATGGCAACTTATTGTTAGTAAAAGAAGATAAGGTTGAGGATAAAACAACTTCTTCTGGTATAGTTTTGATGGCTTCCCTTAACGATTCTTCTCTTAGAACTGGCAAGGTAATAGATATGGGTGATGGGGAGCATAACTATAAGGGTGAGCTTATACCTATTAACGGATTATCAGTTGGTGACATAGTGTATTATAACCAGAATAGTGGAATTGATATTGAAGATCAAGGCGGAGAGAAGTATTTACTTTTAAATACAAAAAGTGTGCTAGCACTTAAGGAATAAAATTGAGAAATACATTTAGATTTAAGGTATTGCCAGATTCAGTTTTACTACAGGTAAAAACAAAGTCTCCAGAAAAATGGCTGCTTGTTGACAGAGAAACTGGACAAGTTTATCAAGGTAGCGAAAATGGACATTGGGACAGATTAGATCCAGTTATAAAATATAATGATGATTCTGCTGTTCTGTAAATCTATTGACAACACCCTATACATATTATATACTTAACCATAATGATAAATAAAATTGTATGTAGGATTAAGGGACACACCCTTGTAGAAGCAGGAACATGTCCATATACTGGCTCAACATATCAGTATTGTGAAAGATGTACGGCAATGATTCCAATTCAGGTGGCAGTATGAGAGAGCCTAAAATCATGAAAATGGATTGGCGTTCATTAGGATATTGGCCAGTATATAAAGATGGAAAACTTACATGGGAAAAGGATCCTGAAGAAGATGTGCAATAAGTGCGGTATGTACAGAGAAAGCATAGAGTATTGGGATAACCACCAGACTATGTCAGATAACAATGTATGGTGTGCCAAATGAAAGCTTTTTTGATATTAATGTTAGGCTTATTTCTATTTCTTAATTACATGGCTTGGTTACAACAGCAAAGAATGGTTGGATAATGATTGATTGGTTAGTTAATCGCATATTTAGATTCACCTCTTTAAGACAGGCTATCTTTGATGAAGTTCATCTGTATGATCATTTAGATAGCATTATGAGTGATCCAGAATCCATGGAGACAGCATCATTGAGCTGGTGTGAAGGAGATACATGGTATGGCTGGACACATGATAGTAACGCAAAGCGTTACTACTTTGACGATATTGGCAACAAATCCCTTATCGGTTTATGGGAAGATCAATTCCTAAGCAAGGCAGACTAGCATTTCAGGTTCCTATAATGGTCGTAGAGCGGTTTCCGAAACCGATAATGAAGGTCCGATTCCTTCACCTGGAGCTTAATGCCTAAACATTGGGAAGATAAGTCTCAATGGATAACAAATTGCCCTATTTGTTATTGTGCAGTAACTCATCAATTAAGAGATTATCATATTCAATATCATGAAAATTTGATCGCAATTAGTGAGGTCGGCGAAAATAGAGAGATCCCAGTCAACTACGTTGACACAACTGATGGTATAATAGATATCTAACGATAAGGGTATATTAAATATGGAACACTGGGTAAATAGCTACGCCTCATACGTGCTTGTTCTAAGCGGTGCGGCTGCAATGTTTGTAATTGGCAGGAAGAAAAGATTTGGTTGGCTCTGGTTCATATTTAATGAATTTATGTGGACTGCATATGCTTTGATAACAAAGCAGTACGGTTTTATTCTTGGCGCTATCCTTTATGGGATAGTAGGTGTTAAATCTTATTTACACTGGTCTAAAAAGGGAATAAACAAGATACATTAATAGGGGGAACCAATGGCATACTCTAGATTTACAGACAGCGACATTTATATATACGCTCATGTAGGCGGATGGATAGAATGTGCTGCATGTTGGTTAAATGAACGTTCAGATGAATACTCCTTATTCTCAATGTCAGAAGAAATACATGATGATGGACATTTAATTACTCATGTAAGAGAGCATATTAAAGCAGGGCACGATGTACCAATAGGGCTATTAGCCGAGATCCTAGATGATCCAGAAAGATATGGTAAAATAAGAGTATGAGTGAAAAAACAGGATATAAGCCAACTGCAGGGATGAAATCTGCTGCAAAACGTGCTATTAGATTAAAAGAGCAAGGCAAGGCCAAGGGTGCAGGAACTGCAGTAGGCTGGACTAGAGCTGGACAACTAGCAAGAGGAGAGACTCTAAGCTTATCTACAGTTAAGCGTATGTACTCATACTTCTCACGCCATGAGGTAGACAAGAAGGGTAAGGATTGGGGCAACTCAGAGAACCCTTCAAATGGAAAGATTATGTGGCTTGCTTGGGGCGGTGATGCAGGATATTCTTGGTCTCGTAAGATCGTTGAAAGAGAAAAAAATATGAAGAAATCCTTTGATTTGCCTGAAGAATTAGAAGAGATTAAAGATATCCTAGATGATGTCGTCAACCCATTTACTAAGGTAATTGAGATGGAAGATGATGAATATTACGAGGATGAAGAGGATTGCGATTGCGATAATTGTGAAGAGGAAGATCTTGATTGCGAAGAGTGCCCAGAGTGTTTAACTAAGTCTTATGTCTCAGATAATGAGGATGAGGACAACTGGGACAATATCCAAAAAGCTTGCTGGAGCGGATACAAGCAGGTAGGAATGAAGGATAAGGGTGGAAAGCAAGTGCCCAACTGCGTACCAATAAAGAAGTCTCTATTCGGCACAGAAGGCCCTCAGAAGCTCATACCAAGGAATAAGTAATATGGGTATACTAGATAACCTTGAAGCAGCCCTAGAGGCGGAAGAGGCAGAAAAGTGTCATTACTGCCAAGCCATAGCTACATATAACGACCTAGCAGAAGTAGATAGAACCTATCAAATAGTAGGTGTATGTGCATGTCATGCATATAAAGGATTAGTTTCATAATATAGATCGAAAAAGTGAAGTCGAAAAGTAGAGACCCCTTGTCAGTACCTGACATAAATGTTATAATAAATACATGCTTCAGAACTTAGAAATACCTGATCCCTTTGCTACTTTTGTGGCACATAAATATGCCAACTTTAAGGGAGCTAAATATGACTTCTTTAGCGGTGAATGGGATATGGCATGCGGTGCATGCGAAGAGCCATTGAATGCTCCAACTAAAAAGATATTGACTAAGATCAGGCTATATCACACTAGAAATGAATGTATGGGTGGATACTAATTAAAAACCTAAACCAGGTATTTAAGCCCTATAAAGCTCAATTTGACAGATGTCCCCTGCATATCAAGATCATAGCCGTTTTGTGCGTTATGTACCTATCTGTCCCAATTGACCCATTTGATATACTATTTCCATGGGCGGCATTTACAGATGATCTATTCATAGCAGGCATCCTACTCAAGATATTGCACAAACACGGCGGGCTACCAGAAGAAGATAAGACTTCCCCTATAGACCTACTAAGAGATATATTCAAGAGAGTAGATAAGAAACAAGAGCCTACTTCCTTAGCAGCACATTTATTTATAGATAATGTATGTAGACATTGTGGCTTAAAAAAGGTATAATAGAGATATGATAACTATACTAGCCATAGCCATTACATGGTATTTAACTAAGATCTATTACACAAAGACCTTAGCTGTGCAAATTC